TCAGACTCTAGCCGGCAGCTTCTCCAGCTCCCTCCAATCCGAGGAGGAGCTGATCCATTTTGCGTAAGTAGAGAGCAACATCTCGACGCTATGGCCGAGCTGGTTCGCGATGAACGCGGGGTTCATCCCAGCCATTAGGCACATGGTTGCGTAGGTGTGGCGTGTGTCGTACTGCCGACGTTCACGGATGCCCAGCGCCTTGAGCGCGAGCTTGAAGTGCTTGATTGTAACACTTGGCTCTCTGATCCACATCCCGCCTTTACCTGGTTGGAACACAAATGGGCTGGTGGGAGTCGCGGACTTCGAGGCGATTCGGCGCAGATCGGCCAGGCGCCGGGCCTGGCGCAAGGCGTGGAGTGCGCGTTCATTGAGCAGGATCACTCGGTGGTGCTTGGTCTTGGTCCTGTCTTCCGGCTGGCCATCGACGATAATGCGCCGAATGTTCGCGGTTCTTGCCTCCAGGTCGATGTCATCCCATTGCAGGCCCATAGCCTCACCCGGCCGCAGCCCGGTGAAGAAAGCGAACTCGAAGAAGGGCGCATAGATCTGCGAGTACTTGTGCAGCGTCCTGTATAGGTGGGCAATAATCCGTTCGGCCTCATCCCTGGTGTAGGGGTCAACCACCTTCTTCACTGCTTTGGGCTTGTCGAGCGATGAGGTCGGGTTTTTCGCGATCAGCCCGTCCAGCACCGCTGTCTTGAACACGCTGGCGAGCTTGATGATTGCATTGCGCTTCACGCCGGTAGAGGACCATTCTATGCTGGCAATGATCCCGCGCAGCATGGTCGGGGTGATCATGTCGATCCGGCGCAGGCCTAGGTACGGCATCCAATAGAGGTTGAAGCTGCTCTTATAGTTGTTGCGTGTGCCGCCAACGATGTGCCGGCTGTCCAGCCAGAGCTGAGCGTACTCACCAAAGCTCGGTATCGTGGCTTGCGCCGAGAGCGCGAGGTCCGACCCAGGGAACAGGTCGGCGTACTTCTCGTCATCCAGCAGGCCGTGTTTGATGAGGTTGACTACTTGATCACGTAGACGGCTGGCCGCCTTGATCCCTTGCGCTGTCGGGGGATGGGCAAGTGTTTCCCCGCGGCGCTCACCGTTCCAAGTGAAACGGATCCGGAGCGCGTCCCCTCTGATTTCAACTCCAGGGGGCAAACCCACAGGCTTTCGAGCCATTCCTCATATCTCCATCTGCTGTAAATGATGCTGCGGCCGTTTCGGTTCCAGATGCCTTCAGGGATCTTTCCCCGCTGGCGCCTGGTCTGGAGCGCTCGCAGGGTGATCCCCAGCAGTTCGGCCATCTTCTCTTCCGTGACCTTGTCCATTCCCTGGGCCACGGCCTGTTCCTGTTCGGCGTGTTCATCGCCGGGCTTTTTCCTAGTGGTTTGCATGATTGTCTCCACGCCGCGCATGGCGGCATAGGTGGGGAGGGGTTAGGCCTTAGCCGGGAACCACTCGGTGTCATATTCGAACTGGCTGACCAGCTCGACTGCGATGTGTGGGATTTCGCGCTCGAAGCGCAGGGTGCCGTAGTGGCGATCGACAAAAGCCTTTGCCTCTTCGGCGAAGTGCCCTTTGAAGATGCGCAGTAGGTGGTCTGCTGCCTTCTCGAAGTCCTCCTCGCGGTAGTTGCCCTCGGCGAGACCGCCACGGCACACGCGCCACACGCAGCGCTTGGGCTGGGCCTCGGCCGCCTTGATCTTCTCAGTCATCTTGTCGCGGGCGTAGCGCATCTGATCCAGGGTCAATGTCTCAACCCACTGGTCTGTGCTGACTCGCATGGTGCGGCCCTGGTGGCAGGTTATTTCAGGCATAGTTTTTCCTTGCCAGGTATTGGCAGATATTGAGGGACGGGGTAACGGGGCTACCATTAAGAATTGAGATCAATAGAGCTGGAGGATTTATGCGCAAGAGTTTGGAGCTTAAGTTCGAGGGAAGGACTTACAAAGTCAGCTATTCAGTTGACAGGGGGATCATCACCGTAAATTTCGGTTTTGACTCCAAGTCCACGCAGCTTGGGAGTTCTTCTCCAGAGGGTTTAGCTTCAATAATTGGCAAAGAGCTTCTACGAGAGGCAAAGCTAAATGGAACGCTTACCTAATCGCGTTGGTAGGGGGTCTCCGTGATGGCCTCGGCCCCTTCCAGATCAGGTAGGCCATGTACATCCCCACTGGAATGCATAAGACGATCATGGCTGCAGCTCTCGGGCGCCTTGATCAGCCGCCACTTCGTGTTGTTGCTCTGGCTTCGATCCGACGCAATCAGCCCTTCCTTCTCCATCCGCTCCAGCTCCCGGCGAATCTCTGGTGTGCCGCTGGCGCCGGACACGTGGAACTTGAACCACCAGGTGCAGAACCAGCCGCCGACGTTTTGTTCGCTCTGCCGCATGTAGGTGGTGATCTTCTCGCGCAGGGTCTTCACTTCGATCTGGCTGTTCATGACGGCTCGTTTCCCTCTCGCATTGAGCTCTGTTTGTCGCGCTGGATGATGGCCGTGCACGCGGCATGGCCGTGGAAGCATGCGTCGGGCATGCCCTTTGGGTCGGAACAGCAGCAGTCGGAGCAGATCCAGCCGCATTCGCCTCGAGCAGCCTGGTCGGTCCAGTCGCGCATGTCCTTGTTCATGCCCTCGATGTGCGCGCCAAGCTCGTTGGCTGGCATAACGGTCACCTTTACGATGCCACTCACAACTCATACCTCTCTTCATTCCAGCGCACTGGCGCCTTTGCAGGGGTAGGGGTGTCTTGTTCGTGCGGGGAGAGCTGGCGCTCGTTGCCGGCCTGCAACTGTCTATCGGGGATGCAGCTGATGCCGACCCCGTTCAGCAGGTAGCAGGTGACGCCGCGCTGGCTGTCGTGCTGCACGTCGATGACGTTCTCGGTTGCGCTGGCGCTGGTGGCCAACAGCAGGAGACAGAGGGCGAGGCGGGTCATGGCTCGATCCTCTTGAACTCGACGACCCAGACCCAGGGGTTTGCATCCCAGTCGCCGCCGGTGGAGTTCCAGAGATCAGTGAAGGCTTCCACTGCCTCTTGGCCGCGCCCGAGTTCTTTGTCTTCCTCTCGCCAAGCACCCTCGGCGATGCACTGGCTCGGAGTGATGGATTGCAGCCGCTCGACGCGCACGCCGGTTATCTCCAGCAGGATGCGGCTAGCCCAGCGCGGCATGTGTATGCTTGGCCGCCAAGCGCCCTCGTACTGCAGTCCAGCCGTGTCTGGCTTCCAGTCGGCGCGATCCGGTATTTGCCACAGGCCGTAATCCCCGACGTCACAGCTCGCCCTGTAGATGCGTGCGGCCTCGCGCTCGTCGCCTTTCTGAATCCGGTCGTTCCAGTCGATGCAAGCACCATCCTCGTTGCCGAGAAGGGCGAAGGTCTCTCGCACCCACAGCCGGTCACCGCAGCGGCCATATGGGCAGCCACCGTACATAGCCAGTTCGGCGGCGCATTCCTCCTCGGTCGCGCCAAAAACAGCGAATCCCCAGCGCGGATGATCTTGAACCACCGCGATCCATTGGTGCTCGGGAGAGTCGGACTCGCGGCGGCTGGGTATTTGGCGGCCCTTGATCGGCCGCCGCGTCACCACCTTTTGCCCAGATAGGATTGAGCGGACCATCGCGCCGTTGAACAGAATGGGGCGCTCTTTGTGGAATGGATCTGGTGCCTTTCGCGGCTTCGCCATGTGCGCCTGGCACCGCTTGCAGGTGACCGACTCCCGATCGCGGGCGCCGTCCCACTCCACATCGGAGTCTTCATTCAGCCCACAGGCCGAGAGAGACCAGCGCTCATTGTCCTGAGTGCATCCTGAGTCGACGATGAGGTGCGTTTTCCTGGGCATGACTTCGTCCTTGCCGCCATATCGCGGCTGTTCAATAGAGGGGAGAGGGGTTAAAGCGGGAGGAGTACAAATGTGCTCCTTGGTCATTCCTGGGCAATAGCTGCTGCGTTCAGGCGGCTGACTTCTTCGAGGCAGGCATTCCAGCCGTCCTTGTAGCCGTTCACTTCGGCCGCATTTCTTGGGGTCACGCCAGGTAGGTACTTGGTGTACAGCTCGCGATCGGGCAACACCAACGCCCGCTGCCCATCCCTGAAAGCTTTGGCACCCTGGTCGGCCATGTCACCGGCGCTGAAGCCGTCGGAGGTTGGTGGGTGGAAGTACAGCGGTCGCATGGCGTAACCCCGGGCCTTTCCTCTTGCTACGGTTTCCGACCCGGGCAAGACAACCTTCTTCTGCCCGAACTCATCAATTACCCAGTACGCCACCGGCTCGCCCTGGTGCTGGGCGGCTGGCTGGGCCAGAAGTGCGTTTACCTGTTCGGCCCGCACGTAGGCGCAGCGGTCCTCCAGAAGGCCTGCGTAGTTCTCGGCCCAGTCGCGGGGGACGCTGACCACCTGTTCGGTGTTGCTGGATCGGTTTTCTGTGGGCATGGGGATACCTCGTCAAAGATGAGCTAAAGTCATCTGGCCACTACATGGAGGGCTATTTCATGGATTGCTACGTTTGCAATACTGACTCGCAAGAAGTCGCAGGGACTGGTGATTACGAAGAGCTACGGTGCCCAGCTGGATGTGGGCACTATCGGATATCGGGAACCCTGGTTAGAGAGCAGGAGCTGAACCCTCGCCGATTTGACGTGGAGAGGACTCGCTTATGGCTTGAGACGAACCGGATTACTCATCCAGCGCCACTTCTTACATCTTCGACCGCCATCTTCGCTTAGGCTGCCTTTAGCAGTGCCTCAATGACCTTTTGGCCGGCCAATGGTGGAACTGCGTTGCCGGCCATGTGCATGGTCAACCGGTGGTTGTCCGGGCGCAGGGTGTCGGCCGGAAACGACATCGCTGCCAAGGCCTCGCTGGCGCTGAGCATCCGCATGCGGTCGCCGTCGACCAGGGCCCAGCGATCCAGGGTGGTGATGGTTCCGATCGGCCGGTTTATGTCGCGGCCGGTAGTACCGGAGCCCTTGCCGTAGTAGGGCATGATGAACCGGTCGCCGAAGCGCTGGCGGCCGTTGCTCGCGCGGTCAAGCGTGGCTTGGGCCCGGCCCGGCTTCTCGATCTGCGACCAGCGCCCGGCGTCGAAGTCGAGGAAGCTGGATGCCGCCACGTGTCGATCCTGAGGTAGCTGCAGCATCAGTGGGGCCTTGCTGCGCGTCAGGACCATGAACAGGCGAACCCGGTGCTGCGGCACGCCGAGGTCGGCGCAGTCCAGGATGTGAGGCGCGGCCTGATATCCAAGCGCCTGGACTGCTTGCAACCAGGCCGGGTAGAGCACCCAGTCGGTGAACTCAGGCACGTTCTCGATCACCGCCGCCTGTGGCCGGTGGAACTCAAGGGCCGATACCGGCGCCCATGCCGTCGAGCGCGATGCGTCGTGCTCAGGATTGCCAGACTTCTTACCGCGTGCCTTGGCGTGCCCCTGGCAGCAGGGCGAGGCAAGCAGGATGTCGTGTGCCGGCACCTGCTCCCATCGGGCTTGGTGCAAGTCCTGGCAGACGTGCTGCGTTTCGGGGTGGTTGGCGCTATGCCATTCAACGGCCACCGGCCAGTGGTTGGCCGCCCAAAGAACCTGGACGTCTGCGGCGCGCGCGCCGGTGCTCCATCCGCCGAGGCCGGCGAACAGGTCGATTGCTGTAGTCATGAATTTACTCGCAGAGGCCGTAGGCCGAAAGGCATTGGAGTTTGCTGTCGGAGCGGGCGATGAGGTCGACCATGTCGAACTGGCGGCCTCCGCGCGATGTGTTCGCCCAGTCCACCATACGGTCGATGCCGTGGGTTTCGGCGCTGACCTTATCGTCGGATCGGACGGTGGGGTCAGTGACGGTGGCGAAAAACGTTGCTGCGCCGCGCTTGCTGGCGATGCTCACCAGGCGTTCCCACTCGCGCACCCTGGCGACTTCTTCTGGCCACCTGGTGGCAATCTCGCGCAGTTCATCCTTCGCGCACATGATGCAAGGCATGCATCCAACGCGGTTGCAGCCTTGCAGGTACAACGGGTTTGGCTTGATCCCGGCAGCACGATGGGCCTCGAACACGGCTTCAACTGGCCACTTGAGTATCGGGCGGTAGTTGAACAGACCGCCGCCGACTTCGTCGCATTCTGGCAAATAGCGACGATTCAGCGACTCATCGGCCCGGACGCCCTGCCAAGAGAGCACCAGGTTCTCGCCACTCATCAACGGCAGGAACACATCCTCGATGATCGGGTTGCGCTTGAGCTCGTCTGTGCAGAAGCGCGCCTTGGTGCTGGGGAAGCGGCCTTTCCAGAGGCACATGTCGAGGAACGGGTTGCCGGTGGGGTGCAGCATTTCCAGGGCGGCCAGCACTACCGCCTCAGCCACCCCCTTCTCGCGCCACTTCGTCTCGATGAACTTGCGCTTGCCGGCGATCTGCCTGGCGAAGTCGGCTTTGACCCAGCGGATCGGTACCCCGACAGCCTCGGCCAGGTAGTGCACGTAGTCATAAGTGGCCGGGTGTTCGTGTCCTGTGTCCGCGAATACGGCGCTGAGGTTGGGCACCTCGAGTTCACGGGCAACCAGCAGCGTGGCCGTGCTGTCTTTGCCGCCGCTCATGCTGACGATGTTGAATTCGGTCATTGGATGATCCTTGCGTGCAGGCGCCGTCCTCGCCGGGGTGGCATATTTAAAAAAGAGAGTGGGGCCGCTAGTCAGCATCCACCGACTAGTGTTTTATGTGCTGGCAATCTAATGCCCAGGAGAAAAGCAGATGACGGATACCATTGATCACAAGTCAGGCCGAACAATCGACGCCGACGTTGTAGCGGCAGGTGCCGGTACCGCCACGCTGATAACTCTGGCGATTCAGAACAAAGAAGCAATTGCAGCAGCGGGCTCTGCCGTGATTGGAGTGGCTGTTGCCAACCCGAAGATCACAGCGTCTGTCGCTGCGGCCGCGACCGTGGGCTATGGAATTTACCGACTCACTCAGCCCGGTACCAAAATCGAGTTTGGCAAGTTCAAGTACGAGCGGAAGTAGTTGAGGAGTTGAACTGACCTGTGGCGCTGGCGGGCAGCGCTGAGTGGTCTTTGCGACGCGAGCCGAGGTTTGCTATAAATCCCGGCCACTTCAACGGAATGAGCTAATGTCTCTGAAATCCCTCCTCTTTATTTCCCTCGTAGCAGCCTCTGCAGCCATTTCGGCTGGCTGCAAAGAAGACGCCGTCGACACCGCCGCCTACGAGCCGACTACCGAACACTGCCAGCCTGATTACCTGAAAACGCTGCCAGACAACAAGGCTCGCGAAGACCTGGTCGAGAAGTGCATGACCGGTGGCTCGTACAAGAAATCAGAGCCGAAGACCTGGTAATACCCGTTCTTTGTCAGAAAGCGCTGCCTTCTCTGGCAGCGTTTTCGTTTGCGGGGCAGGGTACTGGCGGGTAGCGCGGGAGGGTCAGGCGGCTTTCGCTTCGGCCTGCTGGGCGACGATCGCCTTGGCGGCATGGTTGATCAGGTACAGCCGGTTAATCAGGCTATCGCGCGGCTTGTCGATGGTGATTTCCCAGTAGTCGCAGCCCAGGCCAAGTTCTTCGTGGTGCTCGCTCATGAACATGCTGGCTTGCTCGACGTAGCTGATGTCGTCGGCCTCGCTCAGGCGATCATTCAGCGAGTCCCAGAAGTCGCGGCCGTCCTCGCCATATTCGATGGCTGCGAGATGCTCTTTGACCAGCTTCCGAAGCTCGTCCCAACGCCCAGCCTCGTGGCGTCCGCCATCGTTGCGCATCCACTCGGGCAGGTCGCTGTACTGGTCCTCGTCGATGTGCTCGCAGACCTGGTTGCATACGCCAGTCACCAGCGCCGCGCGGAAGGCGTCTTCATCAAACTCGCGCTCGCGGCAGTGCCCTTCAAGCTTCGAGTGGATGTAGTAGCCGATGTCGTCACCGGCCAGGAACTCGATGCCGTAGGAAAGGCCAACGTTGAAAGTCAGGCCGTCGATGTCGCCGACAGTGGCGATGCCGAAGCGGGTGATGAGGATGTCGAAGGCGTAACAGGTGGTGCCGGGAGCTTTGCAGCGCCAGGCCTTCAACTGATCTGTGTCGGCCAGGACGGTGTACTGGTGGTCCTTCAGGCACTCGGCAGCGCGCTCACGGCGCTTGGCCTCTTCGGCTTTGCGCTGAGCAATCCATTCCTGGTGGCGTTGTTCATCGTTCATGGCTTTCTCCATGCATGCGCCGCCCTCCATGGCTGGATGCGGCATGGTGGCAATTAGGGTTGGGATGGGGTATTACGGGGGACCGGCATGGGGCTGGATCAAAAGGAACTTGAAATGAATCACACAGCCAACGGGCCGTTTGAAATCACACTCAATCCGGAGCTCTTAAGCAGCACCGCTAAAGGAACTGGCCTTGGCCGAATGTCTCTAGACAAGCGATTTCATGGTGAGCTTGAAGCCACCAGTCAAGGTGAGATGCTGTCCTTCCGCAGCAGTGTTCAAGGTTCTGCCGGCTACGTTGCTATGGAAACTGTGCATGGAACCTTGCACGGTCGCAGCGGTAGCTTCGTACTTCAACACAGTTCGACTATGAATCGTGGGACACCCGTTCAGTCCATCACCGTCGTACCTGATTCCGGTACTGACGAGCTTTCCGGGCTAACTGGTAGCATGGTCATCACGATCACCGATGGGCAGCACTCATACAAATTTGACTACGCGTTACCGGATCATCAAATCTGATTTTCGTTGGCTGGCTGGCTGGCAGCGCAGAAAGGTCAGGCAGTGCGGACTTTGAAGGTCAGCATTGCCGCGGCGTCTTCGAAGCACTCGTCTAGCTCTTGGTAGGCCCGATACTTGGCCTGGCTGCGAGTGGCCGCCCATACGCGCCGAACGTAATGGCGCGCGTCGCCAAGCATGTACTTCACGTCATCCCAGTCGTACATGCCGTTGGTGAGCACTTCCCACTGCTTGAGCGGCAGCTCTTCAGCCATTTCGCCGTACTGCATTTCCCAGGTTGGGTGGTAGTTGCGGATACGCTTCTTCGGGTCGCTGTCGAGGATGACGCCGATGTAATGGCAGCGGTCGGCGATGATCACGCCGGGCTCGCCGTTCGCGATTACACGGCGCCCGATCTCGGCTGGTACGTCGTAGTGGCGGCGAACGTAGTCGCAGTTGTAGTTGCTCATGGCTTTCTCCATGCATGCGCCGCCCTCCGTGGCCGGATGCGGCATGGTGGCAATTTGGTTCGGGATGGTGTTTGATTGGTCTGAATTTTTGGAAGTCTGGGGGCGCCATCGTGGAGCAGGAAGCATTTTTAGCAAAGAACAATATTTCTCAAGAAGACTTTTTAAAAGCAAGTATTGATTGGAATGACCTGCTGGCGATATATAAGGACTTTGAACAAAAGCGGCCGCAGCTAGAAAGTGTTGCAGAGTTCGTGGTTAAAGGGATACAGGCTTTTGATGAGGTTCACTCTGTACGCTGGCGGGTTAAAGATCCAGAGCATCTCATTGAAAAAATAATACGTAAGCGCTGCGACCCCAATCCATCGAAAAAATATCTAGAAATTACAGTTGATAATTATACAAAAGTCGTGACTGATCTTGTTGGTGTTAGGGCGCTACATCTGTTCAAGGATCAAGTTTTTGATATACATGCAAGGATTAAAGATTTTTGGGGTTTTGCTGAAAAGCCGATTTCCTACATCCGTGCAGGGGATCACTCCGATTTGCTAGAGAAGTTTAGATGTAATGGCATAACACCTAAAACTCATGGCGCTGGCTACCGCTCCGTTCATTACATTTTAAAAGTAAAGCCAAATCTTTTGGAGTTTAGAATTGAGTTACAAGTTCGTACTATTTTTGAAGAGGGTTGGAGCGAGATAGATCACAAGGTGAGGTATCCGAATTTTTCGAACAACAAACAAGTAGAGACCATACTAAAAATTTTCAATAGGCTCGCAGGGAGTGCTGATGAGCTGGGTGCCTTTATAAGAGGTCTGAGTCTAGAGATAGATCGCTATCAGGAACAGTTGGTGCAAACTGTCACCGAACGTGATGAAGCGTTGCAAAAAATGCAGCAAACCCTCGACGATCTTGAGGCTTTTCAGCAACAGAATGGGGAAGCCAGCGGTAAAGTTAAAGAGCTTCAGCTAGAGTTAAGCCGACTCAAGAAGTCAATGGGGGCGCGCTATCAAGTAGGACTAAACGAAATGCAGAGAGCTGCGTTAGTATCAAGTCCCGGGCTTGCAAGCATAATGAATTCAGCTACTTCATCGATTCTTTCTTCATCGCTGATATCGAACTGGCTTGAGCAGACGAAGGAAAATAATGATTGAAGTCTCGGCTACTCCCGATACCTACCAAGTAGTCAAGCGGCTTCTTAGTCCATTGCAGGCACCGGCCATGCCGGGCACGGTTCACGACTCGTTTCATGCCGCTTTCTGCTGGTCCCAGGCGCCGACTGCGGCGAAGAGCTTGGCGGCCTGCGCTTCGTCCAGCGTGATGTCTGCGGGTATGGCGATCCATCCGGCCGCCACCAGTTGGTTTGCATTGGCCTGGGCCCGCAGGTCGGTATAGGTAGCTTCGATCACATCGGTCAGGTGCGAAGCCAGGTAGTTACCCTGCGGTGCGACTTCGACCGATTTGCAGTACTGCTCGCCACTCGGCTTCTGGCACATGACGCTGAGGTAAATGGTCCAGCGGTGGGGGATGTCGCACACGGCGTCGACGACCTGGCGCACGCAAATCTGCCGGCAGTTCTTCCAGTTCATCAGCACCTGCTGGCCGCTCGGGTCGATGTTCACGACAGCGGCGTGGTTGGCGCTGACCAAAGCTCTGCAGGTCCGCTCCTGGCGAGCACGCATGTTGTGCGGCTTGCGCTTACTCATTGCCGCCCGACCAGCTTGCGTGTCGCAGCTGTCTCCAGAGCATCAACAAGCCGCAGGGCCGCCTTGTAGGTGAAACAGAAGCAGCGCGTCTTGCCGGTCTGCACTTCAACGATGTGCCACGCCTTGCCCTTGGCTACGGCCTTGTACCGCGGTTCAGTCACTGGGGCGGGAAGTCCGATCTTGGCGTAGAAGTCAGCGGTGGCCAGGATGGTGCGTTCGCGCAGGGCGGCCAGGCCGTCCACGCGCTGCTGCATGGCTGGGTGCATGGTGAGCTCCTCGGGGTGGGGGTCAGGCGTGCAGGTCGAAGGATTCGGCCTTGCGGATGATTCGGACCTGGGCAATGCGGCGCTCAGGCACACGGCGGTCGCGGCGCATCGGGTCGGCGTCGCCGATGACTGCGTGCATGGCCATCAAACCGGCCAGCAGAATGCACATCGGGCTGATGATCTGGCGCTTCATGGCCTCGGCGACCAGGGCAGTGCGCCGCTGAACGCCCAGCTTGAACATGGCCGCACTCAATCGCTTTACTACGGTGCCAGGTGCAATGTCGATCAGGCGGGCAATCTCTTTGGCGGTCATGCCTTGGGCCACGGCCAACAAGCATTCCAATTCACGCGGAGCCAGGCCGCGCCCAAGGAAGCCCTTCCATGAGCCGCTGGTGATCGTTTCCATGATGAGTTACCTGAGCTGAGCGCCGTCCAGGGCTGCACGCAATTTGATTACCAGGTCGGTGGACAGCGGAATGGTGTCGGCGTGCTCGTCAATTTGCCCGAGCGCTGCAATCAAATTGCTTGAGGCGGTGTGTACAGCTTCGAGACGGGGCTTCGGGATGGAAGGCCCTTTGATGGTTCCTGCGGTTACTTTCTTCTTGCCGTTGGCTTGGGCCTTCTCAAGCTCCGAGCTCAGCACCTGGCCAGCAGCGTCGCCGTGTTGGCGAACCGCGTGAACTGCAGTGGTTGCCGAGACCTGACCTGCTGCAATCAAGTTCTGCACGTCGGTGTTTGCATTGCCTACTGTGATGACCTGCTCAACGTGCTGACGCGTCTTGCCGACCTTCTTCGCAATTTGATCGCTGGTCCAGCCGAACGCCCTGAGCCGCTTGTAGCCTTCAGCCAATTCGAGAGGTGAGAGCTTCTCGTTTTCTTGGCTGGAGATAATCCGTGCAACCCGATCGGCATCGCTGCCTTCGAAGGCAATAACGGATACCCAGGCTTCGAGAACATCGGGGTTGTCCTTGTTCGGTGTCCTGGGCAAGCGTCCTGCTGCATCAAGCTTTAGGAGTGCTCTGCGGCGACGGTGGCCGTCAACAACCCAGACTCCGCCATCAGCCCGCGGGCGCACCTCAAGGGGCGGTATCTGGCCGCCCTCAGCAATGAACTCGGCAAGCAACTCAATACTGGTTTCGAGGGCCGCACCTTCGGTACGAAGGTTGAAACCGGGTTCTTCATGGAGGTCTTCAAGCTTGACCTTCATCGCATCGGCTCGACGAACCTCGCCGTCCTTGATCATTTGTTTGAATGACTTTGCCATCGCAATTAATTTCCGTTGGGCTGCATTAGTAGAGCTCTTCCTGCACTGTCGCCCTGAACCCTTGAATAGGACCAGGAAGAGCTCTACCGATGCAGCCTGGTGCTGGGGAAGACCAGGAGATCGGGCCGGTTACTGATCCGGCGTCGTTGCCAGCGACAGACCGTTTGGCTCTGGCCGCTATCGGGGCCGGTGGCAAGCCGGCGCTCTCCGAGACCGATATTCTCTCGTCGGTCAAAGCGCCTGGGTCTGTAGCGCCCAGTCATGCTGCCAATCCCCTTGGCAGGGTGAGGCACCTCATCTACTACTTCATGATTGCGACCCTCCGTTGCGCGCTCACTGGGAAGGCAGTGGCCACCTCTGATTTCCCGTCTGGCCCTGTCGCCAAGGCCAGCCAGTGAAATCTGCCGCGACCCGCTGCTGGCGGCGGTCTTTGGCAATCTTCGAATTGTTGACTCCGACCGCGACCCTAGTCCGCCGGATAACTGTTCTTGGCGCTTTACGCTGCACGCCTGGGTCAGTTGCCAACCCTCTGGACTGTTGAGGCCTGTCCATCGCTGCCTTCGTTGCTGGCCGGTGGTGATCCGGCGTTGCGATAAATTAACCGCCGGTAACGTGCAGGTCAATACCGGCGGTTAATTATTTTTCCAAAGGCTTCGGGTAAGCTTTAGTTTGGCTGTACGGATATACAGTTATTGATTGGGAAATGGGAGCAGTACAAAAAGTCATGTCGCTATTGCATAGAGAGGAGCTCACAAGCCTGGAGAGGCTTGGCCTGCGTGTCTCGGCGATGATCAATTCGCCGCTGGCGCAGCTAGGTAGGAGGGTGCTGATCCACCGCATGGACACGGACAGCGATCAGGATTGGGAGGCAATAATGGAGCTGCTATCGGAAACCGACGACTTGGACATGACTTTCTGCGATGACGACTCAGTGATCCTGCAATGGGGCAAGCCGACTGATGATGACATGGTGATCGAGCGAGAAGGGGATGTGGAGCCGGTTCAGAGAGAAGGGGAGAAGGCACCTTTCTGACGGACATGAAAAAGCCCGCCGTGGCGGGCTTGGCAAGATCTATCCCTCACTTGGGCGAGGTATGGACTTGAGCGATAGCTTGCCGGATGAGTGATCTTGATGAGCAGTGGCCAGCAGTAATATAGTCTGCTCCTCAAGGGCTTTGAGTTTTTTAAAGCCATCACCCTCCGGGTCGAGCTGCTTCATTTGTGCCCTCTGAGTTTTTAGATCTCTTTTTAACGATCCTATGTACTGGGTAAGTTCTGGTGCTACAGAGACTCTTACGAGAACTAGGAATGCTGCGTGGACAAGTATAGGGGAGATGAAGCTAGAGGCGAGAATAGCTACCTGTTGATGCTCCTTGGGCAGGAAGGAACATAGTCCAATTAGCAGGGTGGTAATCCCACCAACGCTTAATGGTTTTCCAATTTTATCCGGGATATTGGAAGTGGCACTCAAGATTCCATACCCCCGAGGCTTGTTATTTTCGCTGCTGTAGACCCATCACTTTTTGTTTTTATGATTACTCTGGATGTTGTTCTGCCGCAACTTTTGTATGTGATTACCAGGACCTCATCGGCAACATATCTATCCAAAAGATATTTGCTGACACGATTAGATAAAATAGCAAGCATAGGACTGATCGCAATCAGTCCTATGGATAAAAATAACCATGCAATGTCTTTGTCTAGAATCATTGGCTTGGCCTCAGATAAGGCGATCTTCCTTCTTTACCCAGTGACGAGTTACCTCTACTACTTCATATAGTATAGTGGATCGCGTTGGGCGGGAAGTGGTTGTTATTCGGATTTTTGCTTCATATGAATCGCCTTTTTTGAAACCTTGCTGGTTCGCCTTGACTTTACGCAAGAAGGTCTCGTCCTTCATTGTTGCGCTTTTCTCTTCTCCATTGGGCAGTACGATTTTCCAGCCTTTGCTTGAGTCAAAGTTGACTTGAGCAAAGCTAATGCTCAAGTGCTCATTCTCAACGGCTACTTCTTCAAGAGCTCCTTTAGGCAGAGGGGCGTAATCATCTATTTTTCTTTCATCCACTGTAGCGATTATGCTGTGATCTTTGTCTAGTACTTTGAACTTTGCCTTGGGTTTGTCGTGAAGAGGTACTTGGACAATTCGGTGGAGTGCGTCGCGTATTTTTTTATTGCTTATCATCTCTGCGAGCTTCGGGTCGCATTGGATGTCGCCGTCTTCCGTTTTCACGGTAGCCTTTTGTTTGCCGGACTCGATCACTACGGAAGTGATTTTTCTATTCTTGAGCTTCTCAACTACTTGAAAGATAGTTGGAACGGTGACAGCCGAGGTGGCGGAAGCAAAGCCAAGATACTTCAGTACCTCAAGCGCGCCCGGCGATGTCGCGTGAACCAAAAAGTCCACGATCACGGAGCCTTTTTTCGCTGGAGCTGTAACCATTAATTCAATGTCGGCCCCGCCTTTTGTATAGATTAGTGTGGCTTCGTCCAAAAGGTCGGAAACTGCCGCAATAGCCTTGCCCAAATCCTTCGCGTTGATCTTATGCTTGGATAGGTCTTCAGATTCAGCGTCGTATGAGATGCTGAACTTCTCAAATTTCCCTTTCAATTGTGCAGGCTCCCCAGCTCGCTATATAGTTTTGGTGTAATCGTGGTGTGGCTAAAGTTTTGAGGCGTTCCATACCAATAAGACTTTGGCATGCACTGTAATGTCATCGGCCCTGGCGGACTGTTTATCGTAATGCTTGTTGTCTGATATTAACCAGAGATGATTCTCATCTTTACGCTGCAAGCGTTTAATCAGCAAATCCCCATGCCATGTAAGCACGTATACCCCTTCACCGGCATAGTCGTTCACGCCGCGATCCACGATCACCGGATCTTTATCGTTGATCGTGCCTTCCATGCTCTGGCCCCATCCTGTGATTATCGCCAAGGCTTGGGCAGTCGTGTAGGTCACGCCTTTATCGCGGAGCAGCTCCTCGCTGATCACGACATTGCGAATAACCTCGTTGTATTCGGCTGGCACCTGGCCGTGCCCCATAGCGGCGCGGATGTCGTACTGAGGGATGGATATATCGCCTTCCCTGGCGGCTATCGCCGCTGGAGTATTTCTGCTGGATGGGGCTGGTGCTTCAGCAAGGCTCTCGGCTACTGCCTTTGCGATCTTGTCCTGCGCGGCGGCATCCAGAGATTTGCCCCCATGCTTTCTCAGCATTTCCAAAACCTTCTCGGCAGCGCCGCTTGAGGCTACCTCTAGGCCGTTGACTGGTGCGCCCCGCATCTGCGCGATCTCCGAAGCGAGCCGGGAGCTGAATCGGTCTACCGGCTCTTCAAGCAGCCTCGACAGAACTGCAGCGAATTTTGCGTTCAGTGGATTGGTGCCATTCAGATACATAGCCACGCCGGCCGGGGAGATGTCAGCGGCCTCGGCAACCTTTGCCTGCGTCAGGCCAAGGGCGTTTTTCTTCTGCATGAACAGCTTTTTGGCTGCTTCGCACTCGGCCTTGAGGCTGGGGGATAGATCTTTCTTTTTCGTCATGCGCGAAATTTAACCGGAGGTTAATTTATCCGCCTCAACCGCCGGTATTGAATAATTGATAACCGGCGGTTAATATCTAGGCCATTCAATATCGAGGCAATGTCATGAGTAGAACACTGCTGCCCGAACTCGTTGAGCGTATCGGTCAGACCGCTGTGGCTAAGGGACTCGATGTGAGCGCTCCCGCAATTGCCAAGGCTGTGAAGGCCGGACGAGTGATTTTCGTAACTGAGAACGACGACGGGACTATGTCTGGTGAGGAGGTTCGCCCATTCCCGAGTCGGCCGGGCTTGCACCTTGCTGACGCCTGACGAGAAGGATTATGCGCGACCTGGCATTGCGCCAGTAGTGATCAGGTTTAGCTGTGAATTTAACCAGTAGGAGAGAACAAATGGCCAGGAAGGATGCGAGGGTTCAACTAACTGCACGCGAGCGTGAAATCGTGATCAGCGCAATTGCCGCTCGGGTTTCTGGCTCGCCCAGCGATGCGGTCAAGCAGGTACTGACTGCCATCGCAGTGCTCGATGGCGATCGGGAGCCGTTAATCCTGTGGCCACAAAGCATCAGCAGAGAATGTATGGCTGCTTGGCACGAAAGCGAAGCAGCCTATTGGCGCGAGTCTGCTGCTCGCTTCGCGCCTGCGGTCAGTCTGGCTGCTCAAAGTGCTGATAGAGATCGAGCTTCGGCCCAAACCGATGAGCCCATTGTTTCGGCGGAAACGCCTCTTGCTCATTCAGTTTGAGGTCGAGCAGCTCGTCATGGAGCAGGTACAGCATATCGAGCTCAGTCCCCGTGGCTGCCTTTGCTTCGGCAGGAGTCCAGTGATGCTTGTTGATCAGGTACAGGCGCAGAGCCATGCCGTTCGTAAGCATCATCCAGGTGGAGCGCGGGTCGTTGCGCAGCCGTATCGCGAAGCAGCGGAGCTTGTAAAGGCCAAGAGCCATGCGCACCTCTTGTCGCTGAGGGTCTCTAGCGTCGCGGCTCTCCTGGTTCTCCTTCAGGTACTTCTCACAAAAATCGAGGGCGCTAGACCATTCCCGATAGTGATCGATTTCTTCGCGCATATGTCCGGTCTCCTTGGACCTTGTTGTGTGGAGGCAAAAAGCTACCACGGATGCACCGGACACCCATAAAGCCTGAATTGCAGGCATAAAAAAACCGCCTGGCAGGGCGGCTTCTTCAAAACACAACAGGGTCGATTATGCACAACACAATCGAGGCAAGCAACACCAAGGCTAGCGCGTCAGGTTTCGGCATCTCGTCGAATCTGGCGTGTCAGCTTGGCCTGGATAAAAGCGAGGGCAGGGCGTGAGTGTTCAAGCTATGACCTGGGCCTTGGCCATACCCAAGGCCGTCCTGGATAACCCCGCTGCGCGCCATGTTCTCCTGTGTCTGGCCAATTATGCCGGCAGCGACGGGCGCGGTGCATTCCCGTCTGCCGGGACCCTCTCCGAGGACACCGGCCTGTCCGAGCGCACCGTGCGCCTGAAACTGGATGAGTTGGAGAAGGGCGGGTGGATCGCCGAAGGCAATCAAGCAATCGCCGCTGCCTACATCGATCGCCGCGACCGGCGCCCAGTGGTCTATGACCTTCAGCTAAAGCGGGGTGCATCTGCTGCACCTCGTAAAGAACGGGGTGCAGATAACCGCACGGGGTGCAGCTCACAGCAGAACGGGGTGCAGGAAAACGCAGAACGGGGTGCAGCAGCTGCACCCAATCCGTCAGTGAACCATCAAGGAACCGAAGAGCAGCAGCCGCGCGATTTGGCCAACGTGATCGAGGAACAGGATCGCCAGGCCATCGAATCACAGGACGACCGGCAGCGCTTCGCCATGTTCGCCGAGTGGAACCCACCGGTGGACCTGTTAACCACCCAGCTGAAATTGGCAGGCCTGAGCCTGGAGGCGCTGACCGAGGAAGCGCTTCAGAGTTTCCTGGGTTACTACGTCGCCAAGCCGCGGGTGTTCGACAGCAACGGCGGCTGGTGCTTCCGGCTGGCCAAGTGGGTCAAGACCGAAAAAGCAAAAGGCGCAGCGGAGCAGGAAGAGGCCGGCGCCGACTGGGCCAAGAATGGAGTTCGAGTATGACCGCAACCAACGTCCGCCAATTGCTGGCCAACCGCCGGACTGATCCCGGCTATCAGCCACCGGTAGAGCCTGGGGCGATGCCGATCGACCCAGCAACCCAGCAAGTGATCGAAGATCTGTTCTTGCGTTTGCGCGGCGCCTGCGGGGCTTGGCGCCAGTCCTGGCCAACTGAGGCGGTGATGAATGCGGCCAAGCTGGAATGGCTCGGCGAGTTCATGCGCTCGGGTATTACCCGCCTGGAGCAGATCGACCACGGCATGCGGGTGCTGAGCGCGAGCAAGTCTCCGTTTGTTCCGGCACCTGGCGTGTTCGTGAGCTGGTGCTTTGCCCCGGAAGGTCTGGGCCTACCCAGTACCGACAAGGCCTACGCCCAGGGGCTTCGCAACTGCCACCCGGCCATGCGCTCGGCGTCGAAGTGGATGCACCCGGCGGTCTACCACGCCACGGCGGCCGTCGGCTTCCACAGCCTGCCGCTGATGTCGCGTGAGCTCGGACTGAGCTGCTTCGAGAAGCACTACTTGGCGCAGTGCCGGAAGATCTGGCAGGGCGAAAGCCTTGGCCCTGTTCCGGTTGCCGAGCTCGCTGCACCGGCTGCTCCGCGGTCGCTGGATGTTGGCCGTGCCGCGCTTGACGCGTTGCGCTCCGCTCGAGGTGCCCGAGCATGATCGATCCGATGCTCCTTCCTCCCGATCCCACTGAGTACCGCTGGGCACTGTACTGCCGCAGCCACTTGCTCGGCCTCTCTGACAAGCCTGAGCCGCCTGTTGGCATTTACCGAGACGAGCAGGTCGCCCGAGCTCATGGCGGCAAGCTGTGGCCATCCACCTGGCTCGTTGTTGATCTTCACAAGGACGAACGCTCATGAAGCAATCCAAGTTGACCAAAGCCGCGCGCGGCCGGGAGTGCCAGGTACGCATTCCGGGTGTCTGCAACGGCGACTCCAACACCACCGTGCTGGCCCATTACCGCATGGCCGGCACCTGTGGCGTCGGCATGAAACCGAACGACCTACAGGGTGCTCATGCCTGCAGCGCCTGTCACGATGCATGCGATGGTCGCAGCAAGATTGTTGACCGTGTGACGGCGCGCCAGTACCACGCCGAAGGCGTCATGCGCACCCAAGCCTTGCTGATCCGTGAGGGAGTGATTGCCGCATGAGCAAGACTCGCGCTGTGAAGTTCACCGACGCCGAGATCCGCCGGCAGGCCGCCGACCCCGCCGTGCATGACCTGCGCGACCCGCGTCACCCCGGCCTGTACCTGCGTTTCGGCCAGGACCGGCAGCGCGGGTCGTGGTACCTGGTGAAGGGCAAGGCCTGGAACCAGATCGCCCGTTATCCCGAGTTGGGCGCCGCCGCGGTGCTGGCCGAACTGCCTGCGCTGCGGCAGCGCCTGCTGCGTGACCCGGACGCCGCCGTAGCCTTGGGCGGCCTCTCCTCCGTGGGCCAGCTGCTCGACTGGTACAGCGACCGCATGAGCCGCGACCGCTCGCTGTCGGCCAAGCGCAAGACCGGCGCCAAGTCGGCCATTGCGTGCCACCTGAAGCCACGGCTGGCCGATCTGCCGATTCGGGCCGTGTCGGCACCTGAGTTGGACAAGCTGTTGATGTGGCCCGCGCAGGAAGTGCTTTCGTTGTCCTACGTGCGCCAACTGTTCGGCCTGCTGGTCGTCGCGTTCCGCCAGGCCCATAAGCTGGGGCTGATCGATACCAACCCCATGGCCGCGCTGAAGTTCGTCGACTTCACCAAGGCCCGGATCATGCCCAAGCCTGCCCGGCTGCGTGGTGTGCACCTGGTCGAACTGGTGCCCATGCTGGCCGGCCTGTTCGACAGCGAACCCGGCGAGGCCATGCTTGCGCTGATGATGCTGTGCCACGGCACCCGGGTGGGGGAGACCCGCCTGGCGCGCTGGTCCGATATCTCGATGGCCGACAACGAGTGGTTCATTCCGGCCGAGCACACCAAGACCCGCACCGAGCACCGGCTGCCGCTGACCGCCCAGACCAAGGCCATGCTGAGCCGATACCGCGCTGCCCAGACCGCCCAGGGCTACGAGGGCATCTACCTGTTCCCGTCGCGGCGTGGCCGGGCACTGAGCGAGGGCCAGGCCAGCGCCGTGTTCACTCGCCTGGGCCAGGGTGAGTGGACCAGCCATGACCTGCGCAAGGTCGCCCGCAAGGCCTGGACTGATCTGGGCATCGACGGCCACATCGGCGAGATGCTGCTGAATCACTCGCTGGGCAAGATCGCCTCGACCTACATCAACACCCAGGCCCGGGAGCAGCGTCTGGCCGCTTTGGAGAAGTGGCACGCCTGGTTAGATGAGCGCGGATTCAGCGCGGTTCACAACCTGACATGCGCCCAATATGAAGATTCGCAAAACCCTGTGCAGCCCATGAACGGCATGGCCTGCAAGGCAATTCCGAAAATTGTTAATAGCGAGGTTTCAAAAGCATGATCAAGAGCCACGGACCGGCCTTTCGCAAGCAGGCGGTGGAGCTGGCCCAGTGCCCGGCCTGCCGTGGCAAAGCGGTGATCAAGGGCGTGTTCCATGACTTGGCCTGCGTGCAATGCAACGCCTCAGGCTGGGTGACCGCCGCGACGGGGGAAGCGCTGCCGGTGGAAGAGCTGGTCACGCAACTGAGCCTGCGCCTGCAGGCTGCGCAACGACAGATCAACGAATTGAAACACCCTCGGGCCACTGGGCCGGAGGCGATTTACCAGGACAACAACCGCCGCGGTGCCGGTGGTTCGCACAGAACATTGGATTGAGGGGAAGGACATGGTCTACGGAAGTGTATCGGGAGCTGTGGTTGCGGCATTGGCTGCGGGGGAAAAGGGGGCTGCAAAAGGGCAGGCCTGGCAGAAGCTGTACAAGGCAGCCGAAGAGGAGGGTGGGTGCCTGGCCTCGTTGGGCGGTCAGTCGCACGGGCTGGACCGCACCCAGGTGGATTACTGGCTGTCGGCGCGCTTGCATCACCTGCTGATCCCGCGTCATTGGAATGCGCTGAATGCAAAGTACGGTACCAGCAAGGCCAAAAAGCTTCAGGCTATCTCTGCCGTCGCCCCATTGATTGCCAGCCCGGCGCCGCGGCTGTTCGTCTATAAAGCGGTGACGGCATGGGCTATTCCCAAGCCCAAGGGCGCCCGCCGCAAAGGACCGCGCGCTGTCTCGTTGGACATTCCGCTGGATGCGCCAGAGTGGCGGCGTGAGTGCCTGGTTAATGCCGCCTTAGCGGCCGGACAGGCCGAGCGAGCAAAGGCTGAGGCATTGGCCGAGGACCTGATCGTCTTGCCTGACAGCTTCTACGACATGAACACGTGGGACGTGGATGCGGCGCCAGAGTCGACGCGCTACCGCTGGCGAGACGGCATCAAGGAAAAGCTCAACGGTATGATCACTGACGCCCTGGGCGAAGTCCGCGCGATCCTGGAGGCGGAGGGATTGCTGATCAAGGATGCAGCGTAATTGTTTGTTGACATCAGTGAGAGAGTGAGAGAAATTATCTCCATCCTGTCATTCCTGCGCGTGGTTCGGATTGACAAAAAAGCCCGGCCTAACGCTGGGTTTTTTTATGGAGATTCACATGGAAACTACGCAAGTAGTCACTGCGGCTTTAGGCCTGGGCGATATTGCAAAGATTGTTCTCGCTAGCGGTGTTGTGGCTGCGTTCATTGGCTTTTTTAAGGACTGGTGGTTCAGGCGGGGAGATCACCGTAAAGCGGCTAAGTTCGCAGCAATCGAGATCGTGGGCAAGTTGGACCAATATGCGCACCAGTCGAGTATGCGTGTGAGTGAGTATCGAGAGCTTGCCGCTCAGTTGAATCCGGCGGCACACTACCAGAACTGGCCTTTATGCACATATCCCAGCTTGGAGATGAGTCAAGACACCCTTAAGTGTGTTGATTCCGATCTCGCATGTGAGGTCGCGTGGTTTGCCACTACTCAAGCCCACGCCAATGAGTACGTTTATTACACCTGTGAATGCACGGGTGACCCGACGGAAGCTGCCGACGCGAAGGCCGAGCTAGTTGGATTCATGGGTTATGAGGCTTTCGAACTGGCTAGTAAGCTTAGAAAACGCTACGGGCTCTTAGCCTATGCGCATAGGTGGGAGTTAGCGGGTAGTTTTGAAGATCTCTACAGTGACTGGGTAAAGGTCAAGAACGATATCGCTACTCGTATTAGCTACAGAAAAGAAGCTGGTTAATAATCTACCTTAGCGCTTAGCAACTCCCACCCATCTAGCCGGGTACGCGCCGGCCCTCTACACTTTTTTAGCCTCGGCATTTGCCGGGGCTTTTTCGTTTCTGGAGCCCAGGAATGGCGGAACAAGCGAAGCATGACAATTAGGCGATGATCGGTGCAGGTGACAGGTGATGTTGGTCGACTTGAAGCTGCCCTTCTGGAACTGATCAAGACCGATGCCTCTGGCTGCCTGTACGTTATCTGCCAGTTGCTGAAGACGCATCAAGACAAACTGCGGTAGTTCGTGTGAGCAACTGGCCCGCTATCTGCACTTAGATGCATCGCCTTTGCATGCCTCATGGCTCCTTTTGAGACCTCCTATAGCAGCATTTTTTTCACTTGCTGGGAGAACGTCATTTGATTGGATCTCGTTGATTCGATCTTTCGTAACCTTTTCATGCCAAGCGAGTAGCTCTGGAGTTGGCTTTTCAACTTCTTTTACTTTCTCCTTAGGTTCAATTGGGGGCCGGGGTTCTACTGGGTCTGGGCCTACTTCGCCCCCACCGTTAGATTCAGGGTCGGGAGTGAGTACATCGGCGCTAAACCCAGCAAGTGGAAAAGTCAGCGCTAGGGCAAGCGTGACGGCATTCAATAGTTTCATTTTTTTCATCCGTTTTCAGGTCTATGTGAAACGTTAGCTCGCTTTAGATTATTTTTCAGAACTCTTCTGAATAACAGTTTGCCTGCCTCTCAAATGGGGCTATTGAGAAATCGAAAATGCCCGAGAAAGACCCGACTGTTTGGGCCACCTTAATTGCGTGGTTAGCTGCTCACCAGCCCCAGCTATTTGCTGCTGGCCTGTCCGTCGGCATCGCCGCGCTGCGCGTTGTGTACGGCGGCGGAACACGCCGGCAGATGTTCTTGGAGGGCGCCTTGTGCGGCCTCATCACCTTGGCCCTGGTGCCGCTGCTCGAATGGATGGGCTTGCCGCAGGGCATGGCCACCTTTGCCGGTGGTGCTGTTGGCTTCATGGGTGTGGAGAAGCTGCGTGGATACTCCGATCTGTTTCTGTCCCGCAAGGCGCAGGGATAACGCATGACTCTACCCGCTGAAGGCAAGAAGCCAAAGCCCTATGGCTACCGCTGGCAGCAGGCCCGCGAAGGCTGGTTACGCAGCCATCCGCTGTGTACCCGATGCCATAAAGACGGTCTCGTTAAGCCCGCCACCGTCGTTGACCACATCAAACCACACCGCGGCGACATGTCCCTGTTCTGGGATCGGAGCAACTGGCAATCGCTATGCACCAACTGCCACAGCTCCTACAAGCAGCGTTTGGAGAAGTCAGGGCGCGAGGTTGGCTGCGACGTCAGCGGTAGGCCGCTGGACCCACGGCACCACTGGAATCAGCGCTCCTGAGCCCTCTCAGGCCCAGTCAAGCGGTCTTCCCAGGGGTAGGGGGGGGTAAAAAGTTTTTTGCGAAGCCTTTCCTGACCGTTCGCCCCCCTCTTTGTGCAAAGCCGCGAAATGAAATGTTTTTTTTTGAGAGCAAACAATGGCCGGGAGACGACCCACTCCGACGGAGCTGAAGCTTGTCAGAGGGAATCCTGGTAAGCGTCCGATCAACAAGAACGAACCCAAGCCTGCGAAGCGTATCCCCAGCGCGCCAGGACATTTGAGCAGTGAAGGCCAGGTCGCATGGGGACGCCTCACGGTCCTGCTGGATCGCATGGGGGTGCTCACTGAAGCCGATGGCTTCGCGCTGGAGCGGCTCTGTGATTGCTACGCCGAAATTCTTGCCCTGCGCGACCTGGTCGATGCACAGGGGCGCACCTACGAAACCACCAGCACTCAAGGTGAGCTGGTACTCAAGGCGAACCCGGCAGTTGCCATGCTGGCCGACGTCGACCGTCGCTTCAAAAGCTACCTGGTCGAGTTCGGCCTGACTCCGGCCGCTCGATCCAAGGTCCAAGTGAAAGACGATGAGCAGAAAGAAGACCAGTTCGCGGAGTTCTTCGGTTGAAGATCCGGCGACCCAGTATGCCGAGGAAGTGCATTCCGGCCAGCGGATAGCGGGGCCTGACATCCGAAACGCATGCGCTCGCCATCTTCGGGATCTAAAGGAAGGACCTAACCGCGGGCTGATCTGGGATCTGGAAGAGGCCAACAAGGCCATTCGCTTCTATCGCACTGTTCTGAAGCTCAATGGTGGGGCGTTCGAAGGACTGCCGTTCGAGCTGCTGCCCTGGCAGAAATTCATCGTCGGCAGCATCTTTGGTTGGAAGTCCGAGGATGGGTATCGTCGCTTTCGCGTTGTGTATGTCGAGAGCGGAAAGGGCTCGGGCAAGTCTCCCTTGGCCGCCGGCGTCGGGCTGAAAGGACTGGTCAGCGACAATGAGGCGCGCGCCGAAATCTATGCGGCCGCGACCAAGAAGGATCAGGCAATGATCCTGTTCCGAGATGCCGTTGCGATGGTCCAGCAGTCGCCGGAGCTGACCAAGCGCCTCGCCTGTAGCGGCACCGGCCAAAACATCTGGAACCTGGCTTACCTCAAGTCGGGGTCATTCTTTCGCCCGATCAGTTCAGATGATGGCCAGTCCGGCCCAAGGCCGCACATGGCACTGATCGACGAGGTGCACGAGCACAAGACCAACATGGTCGTGGAGATGATGCGAGCCGGCACAAAAAGCCGTAAGCAGGCATTGATCTTCATGATCACCAACAGCGGCTCCAACAAGCGCGGGCCGTGCTGGGAATACCACGAGTACGGCACCAGGGTGGCAGCGGGATCATTGATCGATGACGGCTTTTTCGCCTACATCTGCTCGCTTGATGAGGGCGATGATCCCATCAGGGATGAGAGCTGTTGGTTCAAATCAAACCCATCGCTGCAAGACGCCGACCTTCCAGGCATGAAGTACTTGCGAGAGCAAGTCACAGAGGCGCGAGGCATGCCGAGCAAGGAGGCAATGGTGCGCCGCCTGAACTTCTGTGAATGGACTGGCGCAGAGTCGCCCTGGATCTCGTGGGATGTCTGGAGCCAGGCTGAAGAGCGCGTGCCAATGTCGCTGCTGCGCAATCGTCCCAGCGTTGGTGGCTTAGATCTGTCCAGCACGACCGACCTGACATCGTTCGTTTTGCTGTTCTATCCGACCTATGAGGATCCGCACTGGCGGCTGCTCCCGTACTTCTGGATTCCTGACCACGAGCTGGACAAGCGCGAGACCCGCGACAAGGTGCCTTACGCCGCGTGGATCAAATCGAGGGATCTTGAAACAACCCCTGGGCGTGCGATCAGCAAGTTGCACGTGCTGCGCAGGATGCAGACGATCTGCGATTTCTTCCAGGTGGACAAGATTGCATTTGACCGTTGGCGGATCGAAGACATGCGTCAGCTGATGGTCGAGTACGACATCACGCTGCCGGAACTCCTCGAGTTCGGTCAGGGCTTCAAGGACATGGGGCCTGCAGTTGATGAGTTCGAGCGGCGCTTGCTCGGAATGACGGAGCTTCAGCCGGGACCTGAAGATGAAGCCGAGGAATTCTTTGACGATGCGGTCTCGGCAGAAGCAGTGGAGTCGCTGCGTCATGACGGCAATCCGGTAATGACGTGGTGTGCCGGTAACGCGGTAATCGTTTCCGACCCTGCAAACAACCGCAAAGCAGACAAGGCGAAGGCAACAGGTCGGATCGACGGCATCATCGCCGCGATCATGGCCACGGGCATCAGCGGCGCTGCGTCATCCGGAAGCAACGGCAGTTCCATATACGACGAAGGAGTTGGAGTTTGAACAGCATCGCAATCGCTGCATGGGTTGCCGGCCTGGTTGGCTTCGGCTCGCTGGTCGCCGGCGTCGCTCTGATCAATGTGCCCGCGGCATTCATTACAGCGGGCTTCGGCCTCATCGGTTGGGCCTGGCTCGCTGACAAAGCGGCCGCTCGCATGCAAATCAATCATAAGCCTGAGGGAGGCTGAGCATGTTCTTCAGCAACCTTCTCGGTGCCAACGAGGGTCTGGTCTCCGCTGGGGGAAGCAGCTTTTGGCGGGGCCTGATCGGCTCTAACCGCTCGGCGGCAGGGGTTACGGTAACTCCAGACAGCGCGCTTGCAATTACTGTTCTGCAGACTTGCGTCACGCTTCTGGCCGAGAGCGTGGGCCAGCTGCCACTTGAACTGTATCGCCGACTGGGTGACGGCAAGCGTGAATCTGCTACGGCCCACCCGCTCTATGACGTCCTTCGCTATCAGCCAAACCCCTGGCAGACCCCTTACGAGTACCGCGAAGCTGGCCAACTCGCCTTGGGCTTGCGCGGTAATTGCTACAGCTACATCGAGCGCAACGACGATGGTTCAGTTAGGGCGCTCTATCCGCTGGGCAACGACAAGGTGACGGTACTCAAGGGGGGAGATCTGCGGCCTGTTTATCGGATTGGCGGGCACGATCCTCTGCCTATGCGGCTGGTCCATCATGTGCGATGGCACACCAAGAATCACTACACGGGCCTTTCACCCGTTGAGCTACATGCCGATGCGGTTGGCTTGGCGCAGGCGGTCAGGCAATACGCAGGTAAGTCATTTGCCAATGGCACTGCGGTCAGCGGCGTTATCGAGCGTCCGCGCGAGGCGCCGCCCATCAAAGAGCAGGGCAGTATCGATCGTATTCTCGACCAGTGGGGCAACAAGTTCTCTGGGATCGACAATGCGAAAAAGGTCGCAATGCTGCAGGAAGGCATGACCTTCAAACCGGTGTCGATGAACAACGTAGACGCCGAGTTGCTGGGCATCCTCAAGGCCACTGGCCTGGATATCGCCCGGATTTACAAGATTCCTCCGCACATGATCAACGAGCTGGAGAAGGCCAGCTACAACAGCCTTGAACAGTTGCTGATCCAGTACGTGATCTTTGCCTTGGTGCCATGGGTCAAGCGCCACGAGCAGGCAATGATGCGCGACTTCCTGCTACCGGCGGAGCGGCGGGAGTACTTCATCGAGTTCAACCTCTCCGGCCTGCTACGTGGCGACCAGAAGAGTCGATACGACGCCTACGCGATCGGAAGGCAGTGGGGCTGGCTGTCGATCAATGATATCCGGCGGCTGGAAAACATGCCGCCCGTTGCCAACGGCGACAGCTATCTGCAGCCGCTGAACATGACTGACGTCGCCCATGGCCTGCCCAACATGAACAACCCTGACGTCCGCGCCCAGCTCGAGCAGCAGCGCGACGATATCCTGAGGATGCTTGCTGCATGAAACGACATCTGCGCGCTGCCAGCTTGCTGTTCAATCAGCCGCTGCTAACAACCCCCGATATGCTGGACCTGGCAGTGCGCTGGGCTAACCAAACCATGAGCCTGAACATCGTCAACCTAGGCGTGGGCGGCGCGGCTGCTAGTCCATTGCTGTTTCACGACGATGAGGATTACCAGGTTGAGCAGGAACGCCGCGAAGAGCAGCGCCGTGCTGCTATCGCCCAGACAGGCGTTGAGGTGATCCCGGTCCATGGCGTACTGGTGAGCCGCGGTAGTCACTTGAATGCCTGCGAAACGATGACCAGCTACGAAGGACTGCGCGCTGCGCTGAACACGGCGGTCGCGGACCCGATGGTTGAACACATCGTGCTCGATATCGACAGCCCTGGGGGCAGCGCAGTGGGGGCTTTCGAACTCGCTGCTGATATCCGTGCCGCTACCAAAGTGAAGCCCATCACCGGCCTGGTCAATTTCATGGCGTATTCCGGCGGTTATCTGATCGCGGCTGCTTGCTCCGAAGTCGTGGTCAGCCTGACATCGGGTGTGGGGTCCATCGGCGTGATTGCCAGCCACATGGATCGCTCGAAGATGCTCGATGGTATGGGCGTGAAAGTGACCACGGTGTTCGCGGGGGCGCACAAGAACGACTTGAGCCCCAACGAGCCACTGACCGAACGGTCCCAGCAGGTGCTCAACGATATTGTGCAGGAGAGCTATCAGCTCTTTACCACGCAAGTCGCCGATTACCGCAACCGTGACGTGGCAGACATCATTGCGACCGAGGCAGCCTGCTATCGCGGCGCGGCGGCCATTGCTGTCGGCCTGGCCGATCGCCTCGAAGCGCCTCAGCTCGCGGTAGACAATCTTTCTCAAGCGGTCGCACTCAGTCGCGCGCAGCGACAAGGCGCCATACCGCGACAACGAATCAGTGTGCAAGCCGCAGCGCTCGCCATTCAGACCCAACTCTGACCGCGTTCGCGGCAGTGATACCAACCGCCTACGGGCGGTTTTTTATGCCCAGGAGGCAGTATGTCCCTCGTAACTCAATTGCGTAGCGAACGCGCCACTCTCAACAGTCAGATCCAGGCGCTGGCCCAGCTCGAAGCCGCGGGCACCTCGCTCAGCGTCGAGCAGTTGTCCCAGTTCGAACAACTCAGCACCCAGTTCAATGCTCTTACGGAGAAGCTATCGCGTGCAGAAGCCGCTGAGCGAATGGCAACCGCAAGCGCAGTTCCTGTCAGCGAGAGTGCTCAGGGTCTGAATGGTCCACCCAGCAATATCAGCGGTCCGTTCACCGCCAAACCGGTACCAGGTGCCAACATGGCGCAGATGGTGCGCGTGCTGGCTGCCGCACGTGGCGACCAGCATGCCGCCGCTAAAATGGCCGCAGATTCCGGCTACAACCCCGAGATTGCCATGGCGCTCAGCACCGTCACACCAGGTGCCGGCGGCGTACTGGTGCCGCAAAACTTCTCCAGCGAAGTGATCGAGTTGCTGCGACCGAAGTCGGTGGTACGCAGCCTGGGCGCCGTGTCGTTGCCGCTGCACAACGGCAACCTGACGGTACCGCGAATCAAGGGTGGTGCAGTTGTTGGTTACATCGGCACTGAAGAAGACATGCCGACCACCGACATGCAGTTCGACGATCTGAAACTCTCGTCGAAGAAGCTGGCGGCCCTGGTGCCGATCAGTAATGACCTGCTGTCGTACTCCGGCACTAATCCAAGTGTTGATCGCCTGGTCGTGAATGACCTGGTGGCATCCGTAGCGACGGCTGAAGACTTGTCCTTCCTGCGTGGCGCCGGCACCGGAAACCTGCCCAAGGGGCTGCGCTTCTGGGCACCGGCCTTCAACGTGTTCGCCGCACCGGCGGAAATGACACTGCAGGCTGTGGAGCTCGCCCTGTCAGCCTTGATTCTGCGTCTGGAGAATGCCAACTCCAACATGACGGCACCAGGCTTTGCCATGGCGCCCCGCACCAAGCGCTGGTTGGCGGCCCTGCGTGATGGTAACGGCAACAAGGCCTACCCGGAGCTGGATCAAAACATGCTGAAAGGGTTTCCGGTTGGCTCGACTACCCAGATCCCAATCAACCTGGGCGCCGATGGCGATGCTTCGGAAATCCATTTCGCGGACTTCGCAGACTGCTTCATCGGCGAGGACGACGCCATGGTCATCGATTTCAGCAAGGAAGCCACCTACAAGGACGGCAGCGGCAATGTCATCAGTTCTTTCCAGCGTGATCAGACGCTCGTGCGTGTGATCGCCAAGCATGACTTTGGCCCGCGCCATGTCGAGTCTGTGGCGGTGATGACTGACGTCAAATGGGGCCGCTCGCTGTAAGGCATCCGCCCGGCACGCCGGGCATCCAATACTTAAAACCGGGGAACATCCCATGAGCAAAAGCATCGTTACTTTCGAGAAAAACTGGCGCGGCTATGCCGCGGGTGAAACCGCTGGCTTTGACGCTGGAATCGCTGAAAGCTTGATCGGATCAGGCTATGCAGTAGAAGCGGGCAAGCCGGCTTCGAAGAAAGGTAAAGCCGGCGCTGACGGCCCTGCACCTGCAAGCAAAAAGCCTGAGAACGAAGAGGGCTCAGCGCCTGCCGGCAAGGCCAATGGGCAGGTGGACGAAAGCGGGAAGCCGTAATCATGGCACGCCGCATCTCCTATACAGGGGCGCCGGTGTTGACGCTGGAGCAGGTGGCCTTTCAGTGCAGGGCTGAGCCAGAAGACCTGCAGCCAGAATTGATCGATCAGATCATCATCCCAGGGGTTACCTCCCAGGCCGAATCGAAAACCGGGGCGGCCATTCGTGAAGCGGTTTATGAGGAGGACTGGCCAGCGTCGTATCCGTCGGGGCATTCGCTGGATGTTGGCCAGGTGGTTGCCGTTGAATCGGTGCTGGCCGTCGGCGATGCCGGGCAGGAAAAGGCATTTGAAGGGAGGGTAGAGCTCCGCCAAGGAGGCAAGGAGAGCTATCTGATCTTTCCGGGGGGCCGACCTGAGGGTCGGCTGCGTATTCGCTATCGCGCCGGGGTGGACTTCAAGGCGCACCCGGGTGTTTTGAGCTGGCTGCTGATGGCCGCCGAAACCGCATTTACTCATCGTGGGCTGATGGTCGTTGGCCAGTCGCTGACCGAGTTGCCATCGAGCTTTATCGACCATCTGATAGCGGACATCACTGTCCCGCCGAGATTTTAGTCATGGCTCTCAGGGAGCCCGCAACGGGCGAATTAAACCGGCGAATCATGATTCGGCAACGCACCGATAAGCCGGCTAAAGACTTCGGCTTGGACTCGGCTTTCAGTGGCGAGGTTTGGCGCTGGGCATCCATTTTGCCTGTTGGTACCGCTGCTTTCGCTGCTGGTGTTCAGCTGGATGCCAAGGTCACTCACCGCGTTACCTTTCGCTTTCTGGACGGTATCTCGGAGGATCATGAGGTGGTGCACGGGGCCAAGATTTATAGGGTGCGACGCGTGGCTGATCTGAACGGAGCCCATCGTTTCACGGTGTTGGAAGTGGAGATGATCGGCGGGGTGACCGCTGGAGGGGGCGTTTATGGCTAGCCGTTCTTCGGTCGAAGGTTATGTGCACTTTGAAGGCTTTGACAGTTTCGAGCGCGACGCCTTCGACAAGTCCAAGATCCGCGCGGCGATGCGTAAAGCCGGCCGCCTGGTCACGCAACGAGCGCAGATGAACCTAGCGCTTGGTAAAGGCCAGGACGGCTATCCGGTCAACCGCACGGGCGCCACCCTTGAGTCGATCAACTTCAAGGTGTCGCGGGCCGGCTTTCTCGTGCGGATCGCTCCGCGCAAGACCAGCTCCATGAAGGAGTTCTATCCGGCCTACCTGCATTACGGGGTCAAGAAAGGAAGCCGCCCCGGAAAGCTTGCACCAGGCATGGGAAAAGGCAAATCGAACCGGCGGGCAAAGGGTGATAGGGCGCTGGCTCTTGCCGCCCGTGCCGCCGCTGGGTGGCGTATTACCCCTCGCGACAACTACATGGCGGATGCCTTGCAGGACTCCAGATCATCGGTTCAGGCGCTGCTATCAGCTGCATTTGCGGCCGCCTTGAACTGACCTCCAAACCGGAAACCACGATGAGACTCAATGTGATCGTCGCGCATTTGCGCGCCTACTGCCCGACGTTTTCCACACGGATTGCGGCCGGTATCGACTGGGATGCCGTCGCGAGCAGCTCCAAGCTGCAGCATCCATCGGCCTATGTGATCGCTTCCGACGATCAGGCAGAACCCAATGACCTGCAGACCGGTGTCCGCCAGGTTATTTCAGATGGATTCGACGTGGTCGTTGTGTTGGACACCAGCGATGAACGTGGCCAGGAGGCCGCGCAGGATCTGCACGAACTGCGTGCGGAAATCTGGCGGGCACTGGTGGGGTGGAAACCTGGCAGCGAGTACGACGCCATCACCTATGGCGGGGGCGCGCTGATCTTCATCAACCGAGCCCGGGTGATCTACCGCTACAGCTTCAGCGCTGAGTTCCAGTTGGGCCGTAGTCGTGAGGGTGACCCGGCTGAGACGTGGCACGAGCGCGAGCTTGACGGCTTGCCTCCGCTGGAGGGCATCGATATGCGATACGACTTTATCGACCCCCTGAGGGATCCGAACGCGGCTCCTGGCGGGTCTGACGGGCGGGTCGAACTTGAAACCCGAGAGGACTTGAACCCATGAATCTGATTCACGTGAAGCCGGTACCGGGGCGACTCTGCCCCATGCCGGAGAAGGGCGGCCAGCTGCTGCCGGAGGCGGGCGACAAGGTGCCCCACGACGCGTACTGGCAGCGCCGTATCAGCGACGGCGACGTAGTACGCGTCGAAGCTGCGCCGGCAGAAAGCCCGGCCGTAGGGCCCGAACCTGTGGCGGCACCTGAGCCTGTCACTCAATCCAAGCCAGCCCGAGGGAGTAAGGCGCAATGAGCGTAGGTTTCAGCACTATTCCGGCCGACATCCGCGTGCCGCTGTTTTATGCCGAGGTCGACAATTCGCAGGCCAATAGCGGCGCCTCGACCCTGCGCCGGCTGCTGGTCGGCCAGGTCAACGACGACGCCGACAGCCCCGAGATCGGTAGCCTGGTACTGGTGGCTCGCACCGCCGAGGCTCGCGCTATTGCGGGTGACGGTTCGATGCTGGCCGCCATGCACAAACAGCACCGCGCCATTGACTCGGCCGGTGAGGTCTGGTGTTTGCCGCTCAAGGCAGTCGGTACGCCGGCGAAAGCCGACGTTACCGTAACGGGCACGGTTACTGTGGCCGGCCTGGTCAATCTGTACATTGCCGGGCAGCGCGTGCGCGTCCCAGTCGTTGCCGGCGCTACGGCTGACGTGGTGGCCGCCGCCCTGGCGGAGAGCATCAACGCGGCGCCTGACATGCCGGTGAAGGCTACGGCAGAGGCCACGGCGGTGAAGCTGGTGGCCAAGTTCGCGGGAGAGCTGGGCAACGACATTCAGCTGCAGCTCAATCGCCTGGGCCGCAATAACGGCGAGGTAACCCCCGCCGGCCTGGTGCTGACCATCACTGCCATGACCGGTGGCACCGGAACACCGGACATTGCCGAGGCCCTGGCGGCCCTGGGTGATGAGGAATTCGAGTTCATTTGTCAGCCCTGGACTGACACCGCGACGCTCGATGCCTGGAAAGTCGCCATGGATGACAGCGCCGGGCGCTGGTCCTGGGCAAAGCAGCTGTATGGCCACGTCTACACCGCCAAGCGCGGCACGCTGGGCCAGCTGGTGGCGGCGGGGCGCCTGCGCAATGACCCGCACGTGAGCATTCACGGCTGTGAAAAGGGCGTGCCCCAGCCAGTCTGGGAAGTCGCGGCGCAGTGGGCGGCGCGCACTGCCGTGTACATCAGCGCCGACCCGGCGCGCCCGACGCAAACCGGTGCGCTGGCAGGCATCGAGCCGGCGCCGTCGAGTGAGCGCTTCATGCTGACCGAGCGGCAATCGCTGCTGACCAGCGGTATCGCCACTGCCTGTTACACCGGCGGTAACTACCGCATCGAACGCGCCGTTACGACCTACCAGCGTAACGACCTGGGCCAGCCGGATGACTCCTACCTCGACAGCGAGACGCTGCACCAGTCGGCGCACGTTATCCGCTACCTGCGCGGGATCATTACCAGCAAGTACGGGCGCAGCAAGCTGGCCAACGACGGCACCCGCTTCGGTGCTGGTCAGGCAATCGTCACCCCGGTTGTGATCCGGGGCGAACTGATCGCCGCCTATGGCGCGCTTGAGCGTGACGGCATTGTCGAGAACAGCGAGCTGTTCAAACAGTACCTGGTGGTCGAGCGCGATCCGCGTAACCCCAACCGTGTCAGCGTCCTGTTTCCGCCGGATCTGGTCAATCAGCTGCGGGTGTTCGCCCTGGCGTATCAGTTCCGCTTGCAGTACCCCGAAGCGGTGTAACCCTTTTCGTACAACTCCAGCCCGCCACGCGCGGGCTTTTTTATGGGAGATCCTTTCATGGGTCAGAAAGTCGCGGGAACCTGTTACATCAAGGTCGACGGCGAACAGCTCACGATCACCGGCGGCGTGGAATGCCCGCTGTCTGACGTCAAGCGCGAAACCATTGTGCGGGGCCACTACAAGGAAGAAGACCTGGTGCCGTACATCAGCGTCGATGCGGTAAAGACGCGCAACTTCCCCCGGGCCAAGTTGGCCAACGGTACCAACATGACCATTACCGCCGAGTTGGCCGACGGCAGCAGCTACGTGCTGAGCGGCGCGTATCAGGTCGATGAATCGAAAGTGACCGGCGACGACGCAAAAGTCGCGCTGAAGTTTGAAGGCATTGCAGGAGACTGGCAGTAATGAGCACCGTAACCCATACCCTGAAAACCCCGATCCAAGCCCACGCCGAAGAGCTTAAAGAGCTGACCCTACGCCGCCCGACGGTGCAGGAGGTTCGAGCCATCAAATTGCTGCCGTACACCATGGGTGAAAGCGGCTACCCCATTGCAGAAGTCGAAACCGCGTCGAAGTACATCGCCGTCTGTGCCGGCATCCCGCCCAGCTCGGTTAACCAGTTGGACCTGTCGGACCTGAACACCCTGGCGTGGATGGTCATTGGTTTTTTCATGGCCCCCGCTTCAGCTCAATCGACGGACTGATCGAACTGGCCTACGACCTGGCCTGGTACTGGAAAGTCAGCCCGGGAGAGGTCACGGCCTGGCCGCTCGACGTGTTGTTCGAGAGTGAAGAAAACGCCTGGCGAATTCAGGCGATAGTAGGGGGCGGCAATGGCGGATAAGTTCCAGCTCAAAGCGCTTATTACCGGCGTCGATAAGCTATCGCCGGTGCTGAGCGGGGTTCGCAAGAATGCGGCCAACTTGCGCAAGCAGTTGAACAGCTCGGGCCTTGGCAAGATCACCTTCATGGATGCGATCCAGGGCGGGGCCATCGCGGCCCCGTTTGTCATGGGGGTACAGGCCGCGATGGGCTTTGAAAGCGCCATGGCGGACGTGAAGAAGGTGGTTAACTTCGATTCGCCCGAGCAGTTCAAGGCGATGAGCGACGACGTGCTGGGCCTGTCCGAACGCCTGCCGATGGCGGCCGAGGGCATCGCGCAGATTGTCGCCGCCGGCGGTCAGTCGGGCATTGCCCGGGAAGAGCTGAATCGGTTTGCTGAAGACGCGGTGAAAATGGGCGTCGCGTTCGACCAGACGGCCGAACAGTCGGGCAGCATGATGGCCAAGTGGCGAACGGCCTTCAAAATGAATCAGGCCGAGGTGGTCACCCTGGCCGACCAGATTAACTACCTGGGCAACACCGGCGCGGCCAGCACGGGGCAAATCTCGGCGATCCTGACGGCCATTGGTCCGCTGGGTGAGGTGGCCGGGGTCAGCGCTGCGCAGTTGGCGGCGATGGGCTCGACCCTGGCCGGTGTGGGTATCGCCCAGGACGTGGCCGCCACCGGCATCAAGAACTTCATGCTAACGCTCACTGCAGGCACTGCCGCGACCAAATCGCAGGCCCAGGCCTACAAGTCGTTGCGCCTGGATGCGAAGGAAATCTCCAAGGGCATGCAGACCGACAGCGAGGGCACGATTAACCGCGTGCTGCAGACGCTGGCCAAGGTCGAGAAAAGCAAGCAAGCGGCCGTGCTTACCAACCTGTTCGGCAAGGAATCGGTGGGGGCTATTGCGCCGTTGCTGACCAGCTTGAACACGCTGCAGAAGAACTTTAAATCTGTCGGCGATGAAAGCGAGTACGCCGGGTCGATGCAGGCGGAATACACGGCCCGCGCGGCGACCACGCAAAACGCCATGCAGCTCCTGCAGAACCGGGTTACCCGGTTGGGCATCACGGTTGGCAGTGTGCTGCTGCCGCCGTTTAACGAGTTCATGGCCACCGTGGGGCCGATCATTGGCAAGGTGACCGAGCTTGCCGGTGCCAACCCGTGGTTGATCAAGGGCATTATCGGCGCGGCTGTGGGCTTTACCGTGTTGCGCCTGGCCACGGCGGCAGCAACCGCTAAGCTGACGCTGATGAATAGCGTTGCCAGCATGAGCCCGATTGGTCTGGTGGTGCGTGGCATCGCCCTTGCCGCCGGCCTGGTGATCGCCAACTGGGCAACCTTGGCGCCGTACTTCGAGGCCATTTGGTCGCGAATTCAGGGGCCCGCGATGGCGGTTTGGGGCTGGATGAAAACGGCCTTTGCCTGGTCGCCGCTGGGGCAGATTATTGCCAACTGGGAGCCTATCAGCGGGTTCTTCGGCGCCCTGTGGGAGCTGGTCAAAGCCTTTTCTGTGCCGTTCTTCGACTTCCTGAAGTCGGTCTTTGACTGGTCGCCGCTGGGCATCATCGTCAAGCACTGGGAACCGATCACGGGCTTTTTCCGCAGCCTGTGGGAGAAGCTACGCCCAGTCATTGAACCGATGATGAAGTTCCTGGGCATCGAAACAGACGGCGGCGGGGTGATCAGCGCCGCGACGGATAAGGTCAACGCCTGGACGGAGCAGCAGAAGGCCCGTAATGCGGCCAATCACCCGGCGCCGGGGCAGTTGGTCAAGCCGATGGCACAGGCGCCGGAGTTGATGCCGGCGGCGACCAGTACGGCCAGCTTGTTGCGTGCCCCGGGGACTGAGGCTCCTGCAGCACCGCTGCCGTTGCTGAAGCCGCAACCGGTACCGCAACAGCTGCCGGCATTGTCGGCGGCCGCTACGGCGCTTCCCGATGCCGCCAAATGGCCGCCGGCGGTTGCCGCTGCTGCAGTGCCGGCACCGGTGCCGCCAAGGCTTGCCCTGGTGCCCAAGGTGGGCCCGCAGGACATGCTGCCGGAAGCCGAACAGCGGCCGGCCGCAACCCAGGTACCAAAGGCTGAGGCGCCCAAGGATCCGGCGCCAGTGCTGCAGGTGGCCCCGCCCAAAGTGCCGAGCCCGGTGCTGCAGGTGGTGCCAACCAAGGCCCGGGAACTGGCGCAACAACCAGCACCGGCGCCGCTGCCAGCGATGCCGAAGGTGCCGCAGCTTGAGCAACCCAAGGGGGTGACCCCGGCAGACATGCTCAAAGCCGCCCAGGCGGCCCAGCCGCCACGCTCAGGCGCATTGCCAGGGCAGTTGCCGGCGTCGGGCAGCTTGCCAGCCGCGCGCGGGTCGTTGGTGCAGCAGGCGGCGGCCACGCAGAAAACCAATCTGGAAGGTTCCATGCTGGTGCGCTTTGAGAATGCCCCGGCAGGTATGCGTGTGGACCAGCCTCAAACCAATCAACCCGGCCTGACGGTAACCCCGCAAGTCGGCTACCGCTCGTTGAGGGGGTGACAATGGAAAAAACGTGGCGGGATGAGCTGCACCCGGCCTCCTTTCGCGGGGTGCCGTTTCATGTGGACAGCGACGCCATGCCGGTCGGCCGGCGCACGCAGTTGCATGAGTATCCCCAGCGGGACAAGCCGCTGGTCGAGGATATGGGCCGGCGCACGCGGACGACCAAGCTAACGGCCTTTGTCATTGGTGATGACTACCTGGTGAAGCGTGACGACCTGCTGAAAGCGCTGGATGAGCCCGGCCCGGGGGAGCTGGTGCATCCCTGGTTCGGGCGCATGAACGTAACGGCGGGGGATTGCGAGGTCACCCACGAGCGGCGCGAAGGCGGCATGGCGCGCTTTGACCTGGTGTTCATCGAAGCCGGGGAGAAGGGTTTCCCGGCCGGTGTGCCGAACACTGCACGGCAGCTTGAGGAATCATCGGAAAGCCTGCTTGAGTCGGCAATCAGTCGATACAAGGCAGCAATGTCGGTGGTGAACCGGGCGCGCCTGGCGGTGGTGGCCCTGCAAAACGGCATTGCCGGCATACAGATGGCGATCTATCAGGAATTCGGCCAGCTGGTCGCCCTGGTCGGTTCCGTCGAGGCGCTGGCTGACATGCTGATTAATGCACCGGGCAACTTCGCCGCGATGATCCGGGCGCAGTTTGCCGATATCGGCGGCCATTCGCGTTCCTCGGGCTACCGCTGGGCGCCGTCGTCGGGCGGCTCGGGCAGTGCCGGCGGTTCGTCGGGTGGTACCGGCAGTGGCGGTTCTGGCTCTGGTGCCGGCGGCAGTGGCGGCAGTGGCGGCACGGGTGGCGGCGGGGGCGGATCGAGCGGCGGCGGCAGCGGCGTCGGGGTAGGGGGCGGCAGCGGCAACGCGGCGGCCGACCTCGATGCTGACCCGGAGTTTGCCCGCACGGTCGCCGGCCTGGCTGAAGTTGAGCCGGTCTTTACCAGTTTCGTGACGGCAACCCGGGACATCACCGGCCAAGTCGAAACGGCCCGGGCTCTGGCCGCCGAGGCCGCCACTGACAAGGCAATTAGCAACACCGCCGGCGGCGCGGTTACGGTCGCAGTCGTCAAGGCGGCCCGCGAGCTGGTGCGTGATGCCTTGCTTGTGCTGGCCGCGCGCACGGCGGCGGTTATGCCGGTGATCGCTGCGCCGGCGCCGCTGCCTGGTAGCCCGTCCCTGGCCCAGCAGGTGGCGGCGCCGATCCAGCGGCCGGAGGTGCCGGCGGCCGATGAGGTGGTGTTGATCCGTGATGCCATCGGTGCCGCGCTGTGGGAGGCGGCGCAGACCGCATCGCATGATCACTTTGAGGTGCTGGAGGCCGTGCGCAAGCACGTTACCGGGCACCTGACCGAAGTGGCCCGCTCGGGCGTTCGCCTGACCGAGGTGACGACGCAGGAAAGTTTGCCGGCGTTGGTGCTGGCTTATCAGTGTTTCGGCGACGCCACGCGCGCCGGCGAAATCGTTACGCGTAACAAGGCCATACACCCGGGCTTCCTGCCGCCGGGTGTGTTGACCGTCGCCCAGGATTAAACCCATGGACAACCTGAACGCCGTCACGCTGAGCGTGAACGGCCTGGATTATCGCGGCTGGACGAAAGTCAGCATCAGCGCCGGGATCGAGCGGCAGAGCCGAGACTTCAAGCTCGACGTTACCTGGCGCTGGCCCGGCCAGGACACCGAAATACCGGTGCGCCAGGGTGATTACTGCCAAGTGCGCATTGGTGATGACCTGGTGCTATCGGGCTGGATTTACAGCACACCGGTTAGCTACGGCAGCAAGTCGGTCAATCGGGCCATTGCCGGCCGCTCGGTTACCTCTGATCTGGTCGACTGCTCGGCGATCAACAAACCCGGGCAATGGCGCGGGCAAAGCGTGCAAAAGATCGTCCAAGCCCTGGCCGAACCCTACGGGGTGCAGGTGCTGAGCCAGGCGGCCGAAACCACGAAGTTGGCCGATCACAGCATCGAGCCGGGAGAAACGGTGTTCGAGTCGATCGACCGCCTGTTGACGCTTTCCCGGCTGCTCTCGACCGACGATGCCCGCGGCCGATTGGTGATCATTCGTCCGGGGAGCGCCGGCCGCGCGGTTGACCGCCTGGAGCTGGGGCAAAACATCCTGACCGGCTCGGCCGCCCTGGACTTTTCCGGGGTGTTTTCTGAATACCGGGTGACGGGCCAGCGCTCGGGCACCGATGAGGAATTCGGCGAAAAGGCCTCGGAGGTGCGGGCGTCGGTCACTGATCCGCGCGCCACGCGTAAGCGGGTGCTGTTGATCCACGAAAGCGGCCAGATGACGCCGACGCTCGCCGAGGCGCGGGCCAACTGGGAGCGCGGCAACCGCATGGGCAAGGCGCTGACCCTGCAATACAAGGTGCAGGGGTGGCGGCAGTCCAACGGCGCGCTATGGCTGCCCAACATGGTCGTGCGGGTGGTCGATGGCCTGATCGGCATCGACCGCGACATGCTGATCAGCGAAATCGAATACAGCCTGGACGAGAACGGCACGGTAGCCAACATCACCGTAGGCCCGCCGGATGCCTTCGACCCCGAACCGAAAGACCCGCACAAAGCCCGCAAACTGAAGAAGGGCGGCAAGGCGGACAACTTCGAATACCTGATCCCCGCTGACTGGAAGCCTGGCACATGAGTGGATTTAAAAACTTCCTGGCCCGGGGCGTGCTGTCGCTGGTGAACGCCGGCAGCAAGATGCAGGGCCTGCAAATGCGGCTGACTGCTGATGAAGTGAAAGACGGCATGGAGCACTTCGAAACCTACGGCCTGACCTCAAATCCCCACCCTGGCGCGGAGGCCCTGGCGGCCTTTCTGAACGGCGACCGCTCGCATGGGGTGGTGATTAGTGTGTCCGACCGGCGCTTTCGCCTGCTGGGGCTCAAAAGCGGCGAGGTGGCGTTGTACACCGACGAAGGCGACTACCTGCACTTCAAGCGAGGTCGTGTGATCGAGGTCAGCACGCTGACCCTCAAGGTCAAGGCGGAAACGGCGGTCGAGTTCGACACGCCGGTCATTCGCACCACGGGACGCATCGAATCTGCCGGCGACCAGATCGCCGCCGGCGTGAGCACGTCCCTGCACGTTCACGAAGGCTCGGACAAAAAGCCGGTACCGGAGGGCTGACATGGCATTGCTCAATGACGACGCGTGCGAAAGCGCCTGGCGCCGGGCGGCGGTGATCAGCCTTTTGACCTGGCGCCGCGCCGAGGCTGACGACCGCTTGGACGACAGCCAGCGGTATGGCTGGTGGGGCGACAGCTTCCCCACCCTGGCCAATGACCGTATTGGGTCGCGCCTGTGGCAACTGCGCCGGCGCACGCTGACCGCCGACACCGAGCGCGACGCGGTGGCCTTCGCCCGGGAGGCGCTGGCCTGGATGCTGGAGGACGGGCGGGTGACCAGCGTTAGCGTAACGACCGCGCGCGGGGTGGACCGGCTGAACATGCTGGTGGTGCTGTCGATGAAGGACGGCACCGCCATAGACCTGAAACTCGACAATCTCTGGCAGGTGATCAATGCCGTTTGAAACCCCGACGTTACCCGGGCTGATCGCTCGGGCGCAGGCCGACTTGGCGGGCTCTAGCGCGCTGCTACGGTCTGACGCGGAGGTGCTGGCCAGGGTGCTGGGCGGCGCCTCCTTTGCCCGGTATGGGCATCAGGAGTACATCGCCGCGCAGATCCTGCCCGACACGGCCGATGAAGACACACTGCGCCGCATGGCCCGCGCGCGGCTCAAGCGTGACCGCCTGGCGGCAGTAGCGGCCAGCGGTACCGCGACCTTTACCGGTGCCGTCTCGGCGCTGCTCGATGCCGGCACGCTGCTGCAGCGTGATGACGGCGCACGCTTTCGGGTGGTGGCCACGGTCAAGCTGACCGCCGCCCAGGGCGTGGCCAAGCTGGAAGCCCTGGAAGCCGGCCTGCTGGGCAACACCCCGGCCGGTACCACGCTGCGGCTTATCAGCCCGGTGCTCGGCCTCAATGAGGTCTTTACCGTTGAGGAACCCGGCCTGCAGGGCGGTACCGAGCAGGAGAGTATCGAGACATTGCGCGGCCGGGTGATCCGCTCTTATCAGGTGATCCCGCATGGCGGCAGTAAGGACGATTACGTCACCTGGGCGCTTGAGGTGGCCGGGGTGACGCGGGCCTGGGTGGTGCGGCGCTGGATGGGCCCGGGCACGGTGGGGGTGTTCTTTGTGCGTGACGGCGATATCGACATCATCCCCAACGCCGAGGCCTGCGCGAAGGTGGCGGCCTACATTGAGAAAGAACGGCCGGTAACGGCTGAAGTGTACGTGCTGCCGCCGGCGGAAAAGCCGGTTCAGTACCAGCTCAAGGTTACCCCCGACAGCAGCGCGGTGCGGCGGGCGGTCGAGGCGGCGTTGATCGATCTGCACAACCGCGAGTCGGAGTTGGGCGCCGAGCTGCTGGCCACGCATATCGGCGAGGCAATCAGCGGCGCTGCCGGCGAGCGTGACCACACCCTGACCGCGCCGGTGGGCAACGTATCGGCCGCCGCCCATGAGCTGCTGACCTATGGGGGTGTGCTGTGGCTGTAAGGACGGCAGAGGACTACCACGGGCAATTGCGCGCGCTACTGCCCCCGGGCCCGGCCTGGGACCGTGAGCTTAACCCGCAGGTTGATGCGTTGTTGGCTGCCGCCGCCCAGGAGCTGGCCCGCGAGGATTTGCGGGTGGCGGACCTGCTGACCGAGAGCGAGCCGGACACCGTGCGCGAGCTGGTACCGGACTGGGAACGGGTCATGAAACTGCCCGACCCGTGCCTGGGCGAGTCGCCGACCTTCGATGACCGGCAACTGGCAGTGCGTCGCCGGCTGGTCGAGGTCGGCGGGCAGACGCCGGCGTACTTTGTCGAGCTGGCTTTCAGCCTGGGTTACACGCAGGCCCGGGTGGTCGAGCACCGCGCGCCACGCTTTGGCCGGTCACGCTTTGGCGCCGCGCACTTCGGGACGTGGACCGCTCAGTTTATGTGGACTCTAGAAACCGGGCCGCGCCTGCGCCTCGGGCGCCGCTTTGGCGCGAGCTACTGGGGGCAACGCTTCGGGATGAACCCAAGCGGCGCCCTGGAATGTGTAATCAGGCGTTCGGCGCCGGCGCACACCCTCGAATTCATTCAATACGGATAAACCCTGATGGACTACCCCAAGAGTACGCCCGGCGTCGGCCTGGTGGACGGCAAGTTTGTGGACGAAAACCCAACCCTCGGCCAGATCGGTTCGCTGATCCCGGCGCACTGGGGCAACGCTGTAACGGAAGAGATCCTGAACGTGATCCTCTCGGCCGGCATGACGCCGACTGAAGGCGACTTGAGCCAGTTGCTCAAGGCAATTCAGACCATCACCGCGACCGACGCCAAGCGCTCGGTGCGCTGTGCCACTACGGGGCCTATTGCCCTGAGTGGTCTGCAGAACATTGATGGTGTGAGTGTGCTGGATGGTGACCGGGTGCTGGTGAAGAACCAAGCCAACGCGGCGCAAAACTGGATTTACACCGCCGCTGCCGGCGCCTGGGTGCGGGCTCAGGACGCGAACGAAAGCGTTGAATGCATTCCGGGTCACCTGGTGCCCGTGCAGAGCGGCACGGCCAATGGCGGCACTTCCTGGCAGTTGACCAACCTTGTGCCGCCGACGCTGGGCAGCACGCCGCTGAACTTCGTCCCAGCCCTGGGGCGCACTGGTGTAACTGCAGGCGAGTACACCAAGGTCAAGGTAGGTGCTGACGGCCGTGTGTTGAGCGCTTCGGCCCCGGACACGCTAGCCGGCATGGGGATTACCGATGCCCTGAAAATTGGCCAGGTGGGCTTAGACGCCACGAGAGCACCGGCACTGGCTGACTTTAAGGCTATCGTGCCTGGCGGCTTCTACATGGCATATGGTGCGGCATTACAGAGCCCTACGCCCAACGGCCCGCCTGGGTCGGGGGCGGTGCTGATGGGCGTTATTGCTTGTAGCCCCCGTGCGGACATGACCAGCTATATCGTTTTCGAGTATGGGCACCGGGTCTGGTTTGGCGAGTACGCAAACCCTAATAGCGCCGCTGAATCTCTGAAGTGGTCTCGGGCGCTGACGATTGCGGACCTGGAAACGATCAACGCTACACTGGCCAAAAAGGCGCCGCTCGACAGTCCGAGCTTTACCGGCATTCCTAAGGCGCCGGGCGCGGCATTGTCTGCGAATGACGCCCAGATCGCTAACACCGCATGGGTGAAGGCGGTGATAAATGGCGTGATCGGCGCTGCACCTGGTGCGCTCGACACGCTGGTCGAGCTGGCAAACGCCCTGGGCAATGATCCGAACTTTGCCGCGACTATGACCAACGCGCTGGCGAGTAAGCAGCCGTTGGATAACACCCTGTCGTCTCTGGCAGCGCTGAGCACTGCAGCAAATCAGATCATTTTCAGCACCGGCGTTGATCAGTTCGCTATGGCGCCGCTGTCGGCACTGATGCGTGGGCTTCTCGGCGCCGATGATGCTGTAACAGCACGGGGCACCCTGGGCGCTGCAGCGACATCGCATGGCCATGCGATTGGGGACGTTGCAGGCTTAGCCGATCATCTCGCATCAGCTCGGGGCTTGTGCTGGGGCAGGCCGGATCGTGATCCGAATTCGGCCAATGACCCGGTTATTCTTACCAACCATGCGAACACGCCTAATCCCGCTTTCTACTGGCACATCACGTCGACGTTCTACGCAACAATTAGCCCGACAGCGAACCGGGCTCAGTTGGCCATTCAGTACAACGGCGGCGGTGCGGTCTATGCGCGTAGCTGCTTTGAGGAGGTGTGGACAGACTGGACGCGACTGGATAACAGCACGCCCCCTGGAACCATTGTGTACTTCCCCGGCTTTAATCCGCCGCCTGGATTCCTCAAGGCCAACGGGGCGGTAGTCAGTCGCACCACTTACGCGGCGTTGTTCGCGGCAGTCGGCACCTTCGGTGGTGTTGGTGATGGCGCCACTACTTTCAACGTACCAGATTTTCGCGGCGAGTTTATCCGCTGCCTTGATGAAGGTCGTGGGGTTGACCCGGGCCGTGCGCTTGGATCGGTACAGGGCTCTCAGAACGCATGGCATACCCACGGTGCTACAACGGGTGCAGCTGGTGGGCACGCACACCCCTTTAGCGGTCTTGCCACCGCCTCGGGCGGCCATACGCATGCACAAACGGTTTACGGGGGATGGGCAGACGGTGCGCCGGCCGTGTTGGCAGGGCGTAGCTCTGGCAGCACGGGCGTTAACACATTGATTACTGGCGCGCTCGATGGCGTACATACCCACGCGGTAACCGGCACTGTCGGCGTCGCTGGTGAGCACGTCCACCCAGTCACCGTTTCCGCAGAGGGCGGCACCGAATCGCGGCCGCGCAACGTTGCGCTGCTTGCTTGCATCAAATATTGACGAGACTTCAAATGAACGCACCTGTTATCTACAACGCCCACCCTCAAACCCTGGAGTACATTGGCCAGGGGGTGGCAGACCCTGACCCGCTCGATGCCGAACACTGGTTGATTCCGGGCTACGCCTATACCGATTCGCCGCCGGAGCCCGTGCCAGGCCATGCCGTTGTGCGTGACCTGGCCCGCCAAGCCTGGGCCCTGGTCGAGGACAACCGGGGCACGGTTTACGACGTTGCGACCGGTGAACCCAAGCAGCACCAAGCGTTGGGCGCATTGCCGCCAGAACTGACCCGCCTGGAATGCCCGGGGAACTTTCACTACTGGGACGGCGGCGCCTGGGTGCTTGATAGCGTTGCGCAGAACGAGAGCATCCGCACCCAAGGTCTGGCCCTTCGTGACGAGAGGCTGGCCAATGCCTCTATGCGTATCGCTCCCCTGCAGGATGCAGTCGACCTTGGCGAGGCGACAGAACATGAACAGGCCATGCTGGTGGCCTGGAAACGTTACCGCATCGAGCTGAACCGCTTGGAGAAACAGCCAGGCTACCCCTTGTCGATCGACTGGCCAGCAAGCCCGGAAGACGCCGCGACGCCACCCCCGGCCGCTGAGCAAGACCAATAAAGCCCCGCACTGTCGGGGTTTTTTCTTTTCTGGAGAAAATAAATGCGAACTTCGCAACGAGGCCTGAGCCTCATCAAATCCTTTGAGGGTTTGCGCCTGCAGTCCTACCAGGATGTCGTGGGGGTATGGACCATTGGCTATGGCACCACGCGCGGCATCAAACCTGGAATGTCGATCACCAAGGACCAGGCCGAGCGAATGCTGGCGAACGACGTGCAGCGTTTCGAGGCGGAGGTTGAGCGTCTAGTGAAGGTGCCGCTCACCATGAACCAGTGTGACGCCTTGATCAGCTTCACCTACAACCTGGGCTCGGCCAACCTCGAATCATCGACGCTGCTGCGCCTGCTGAACCGTGGAAACTATGCCGGTGCTGCTGAGCAGTTCACACGCTGGAACAAAGCCGATGGCAAGGTACTGGCTGGCCTTGTTCGCCGGCGTGAGGCTGAGCGGAAGCTCTTTCTGGAGGCGGCATGATCAGCGCGCGCACGATCGGCGCGGCCGTGTCGCTGGCGCTGGCGGCCTGGGCGTTCTGGGGTGCCTATGAGCACGGCCGTTCGACCATGGATGTCGAGTGGCAGGCGAAGAGCGAGAAGCAAGACAATGCCTTCCAGCGGGAGCGAGAGGCGGCCGCTGTGGCAGTGATCAACTGGCAGGGCGCAGAGCAGGTCCAGCGCCGTGCCCTTGAAGATAAGCTGCAGGCCAACGACAAAACCCACCACCAGGAGCTGACCAATGCTCAAGCAACCCAGGCTCGCCTACGCGATCGCCTCGCTACTTCTGATCTCCGGTTGTCAGTCCTACTCGCCGCTCCAGCCCAGGGTAGTGGCTGTGGGGTGTCAGCCACCACCGGCACCGGCGGCGTGGTTCATGGAGCCCCGCGAGGCGAACTTGACCCAGCGGCTGCTCAACGAATTGTCGCCATCACCGATGCCGGTGACCAAGGATTGATTGCCTTGCAGGCGTGCCAAGCCTATGTGCGAGAAATAACAAAATAGGGATAGATCCCGGCTTTAAGTCGCGCTCTTCCTTATCGGCGTCGTATAACTTGAGATGCCGTTTCCATCGCGTCTATGAGTTGCGCCATCGTATGACCGACGTCCTCCTCATGCCGCATTCGAGCGATTCTCATTAAGTCCCTAGCTTCTGTATATGCTTTTCGCCTTGATGCTGGCGATAGAAAAGTTAGTACTGCCGCTACTATTCCAGACAGCATCGCTAGAGTGCTGGCTGTGGGTGTGCCGAGCTTTGTAGTGCTGGCTGCAAGGAAAGCTAGTACCCCTGCTGATACCCCGAGCGCGTAGTGAGTAATCGACCAGGCCAGTTCTTTTCGTTTAAAAAATTTCTGCTGCTTGATGTATTTTTCAGGTATTTCACGACCCATGACAGACTCCTTGTAGTCATGCCGCTCACAGGCTGTGAGCTAAAATATCCCAAGCTTAGTAAAGAAATTCGATTATGGTTGGTTGCCGGCTTTCAAGGTGCAGCGAAATTGTATGACACCAGATCTAGGTGCGAGTGGAAGGTAGGGCAATGAAGAAGACCCTGGCGGGAGTTATCGAGGCCGGCGAGCCGCTGATTCAGCAGGCCATCGATGCGCTGCGCCGCTACCATGCAGCCCAGGATGCCGGTCAGCCAGCAAAGGAAGTCGAACGCCTGCGGCTGGAGGCTGAGTCGCTGTACCAGGCTGTTACCGAGTACCAGCTGCGGTCGCTTGGCGGGCCTGCGCGCTCCCTTCATTAAATAGTCCGGTATCGACGGCGTGGTTCATGGAGTCACGCGAGGCGAACTTGACCCAGCGGCTGCTCAACGAGTTATCAGAATCACCGGTGACGGCGACCAAGGACTGATCGCACTGACTGCATGCCAGGACTATATCCTGGCTCTAAAGCGTTAATAAACCACCGGATTTTAACGTAGGGCCATTTCAGCACAGGACAAACGCCCTGTGCTTGCTTGATCAGAGAAACCTTACTGTCTATAGTGGCTTTTCGCATTCGACCGTCACGGTGCGCATGAGGTTTGTTCTTACTAATGGAAGATTCAAAAACATGGAGTTTTCATGAAAAACCTATTCTCAAGTGCTGCGCTTGTTTCATTTGTCATGCTCGCTTCTTCGCAAGTTATGGCGAAGCAAGACTATACGGTGCACTTCAAGAATGCGAGTAATCAGACAAAGTACGTGAGGCAAATCGGCAGCCAGTGTATGTACGGTCCGAAAAACGGTAGTGCCTATACCGTTCCGCCTCAGGGAGATGTTTCATTCGGAATGACGGACTCAGATAACATTTTTAGCCTTTGCACGAATGGGCCAAAGGAAATCAGCTGGGCTGTAGAAGACGATAAAGGCATCAGGCTTGGCAATTTGACTTTTAGGCATATAAAGGACGGTGGCACGTGGTATACGAAAGTTGTCCCTTCTCTTGGGTTGTCCGCGACTATCACTTGCAATAATGGAGGCTGTTCAACATCTGGCACTCCTGGTATGCCTGGTGAGCCTTCCCCTATTGTTGTTACGTTTAAATAATAATCTTTCGCTCTGCCCCTGGACATGTTCAAGTGTCTGGGGGGGCTAGTTTTATCTGGAATCATCTTGTTGAGTCTAGCAGGTGGACACCTTGGTTTCGCGTGTTGCCCACAGCAACTCCAACACAGTACCACTCAAATGTCTCTGGGGGATGGCGGTGCTTGGCCAGATCAGTGAGCGATGGGGCAGGGCACGCTGCTAGCGTTCCGGCGAACCCTGACTGGGGGATGCACCGGGAGATGAACAGCCGTAGCTTCACCTCAAGTCTGGATCAGCTGTGGAGGGTTGCTTGTGAGTGAATGAATCTTGGGGCTTGGATAATGGGTGTGGACTGCGCAAATAGATTCAAATGGAAAAACCGGAACCTCTATTAGTCTCCGGTGCTCAGAACAGGTAGCGGTAGCAAAAACACTAGGAACCACTCCCAGATGAGGATTTTCATGATGAATACTATTTTGCGCACCGGGGCCTTTGCACTGGCCTTCAGCCTTGCTGGTGCTGTCCACGCCGCCCAGGACGCCGATGATTTCGTCGAAGATGCCTCGGCCAAGGGCGTTGCTGAGGTCGAAGCGGGCAAACTAGCCCAGGAGAAGGGCACAAGCAGTGACGTCAAGGCATTCGCCGACATGATGGTCAAGGATCACCGTGCGGCCAATGAGAAGCTGCAGGCGCTGGCCACCAGCAAGGACATCAAGGTTTCCACTGATGCGGATCTGGTTGACAAGGCTAAGGCCATGATTCTCGAACTGCGCGGCGCGAAGTCCTTCGACCAGGCCTATGCCAATAACCAGGTCAAGGCTCACGAAGCGACCATCGAGCTGTTCCAGGATTACGCCAAAGACGGTAAGGACGCCGAGCTCAAAGCCTTCGCCACCCAGACTTTGCCTACCCTGCAGGTTCATTTGGAAAAAGCCAGGGCTCTGGCCGCCGCGCACGGTGGTGATGAAGCCAAGCCTTGACCTGAAGATCAAAGGCCGTTGTTTTACCAACGGCCTTTCCCATTCTGTCAGATTTTAGGTTTTACGTTCTTCGCTTGCTCATCAGACAGTTTCTTGCTTCGATCGGCTTCGGCTTTAGCATCACGCGCAGTCAGCTCGTCAAACATCGATTTGGCGTCAATGATGGACACGGTGTAGTGAGGCACCATTCCGTCTGATTGTTCTGAGGCGCCAACTAGGATGAATTTCCCACATGTTGGGCTAAACGATTGCGGCGCGGGAACCGATACGCCGGGAATATCGCTACTGTCGAAACTCACGTCCTTGCATGGACCCGCTGAGGTGGGCCCGAAGTACTGTTTCCCGTCGCGGTCGTACTGCCAGTCAAGGCCGAGCATCATCATCTGCGTAATGCTGGACGGCTTACCGAACTTTTCAGTCAGGGCAGCCTTAAGCGCCTCTGTCTTGATGCGGGACCCGTCTTCGAAGCGTTGAGCACGAGCTATGAACCACACTTTCCCAGACTCATTCTGGAGCGCTGCAAACTCGTCAGAAGGCCCCCCCGAATTGGTGGTGCCGGTTCCTTTCAGTCGGTCTGCTGTAACCGCTGTAACGCCGGCTTCCTTGCCGTTACGCAGCATCAATGGAGAAAACTTGAAGTTTGGGTTTGCCTCTGCAATGGCCTCTTTGGCGGCAGCCAATGAGGATCCAAGGGCGACGCCCGAAATGTCATCTGCGGCCAGGACAGCCGTGCAGGTTAACGTGGTGAGAAGGGCGGCGATGCCCGAACGTTGAAAGCGCATGAGAAATAATCCTTATCAAAAATCAGCATACCTACAAGGTATGAATGCTGCTCCTGTTTACGCAGTGCGGCGTGGCAGCGCCGAATACTAACATCACCCGGTCGGAACACCACCAATGCTGGAGCGCATTCAGGTGGGGCGAGGCATATGCTTCGATGCGAATCACACGCCAAGCTGCTGAGCCACTTCATTGTGAAGTACTGGTCTGGCATGCTGGACGCTCAGAACAACCCGATCATGGACTGATGCTCAAGCGGAAGAGCTGGCGAAAGCTTATGACCGAGCTCGAATAGCAGGGCTCGCGTGCGAGGCGTCCTATACTGCGCTAATCAAATAGGTGGAGCGGTAGAGTGAAGAAGACCCTGGAAGGTGTTGTCGAGGCTGGCGAGCCGCTGATTCGGCAGGCCATAGATGCGCAGCGTCGCTACCACGCAGTCCAGGACGCCGATCAGCCGGAAAAAGAAGTCGAGCGCCTGCGCCTGGAGGCCGAATCGCTGTACCACGCTGTCACCGAGTATCAGTTGCGGTCGCTTGGCGGGCCTGCACACTCACTGCACTGAGATGGACCGTGTATGAGAGCGTGGACTTACGTTCCGTCACTAGGACGTGTTGCGGCTTCGTCAGCAATTTTTGCAGTCGCCCTCAGATTGGTAACCGTCACTTGATAGACACCCAAGTCGTCCTCTTTGCGTTTGAGCTCAACTGATAGTCTGCTGCCGTCCCACCGCAGGACCTCAGTTGTAAACCAGGCACCGGACGCCGTTGTGAACTGAGCGGCTTCAATAGTGGTTGGTTCGTCATAGTACTTTGTCAGGTACTGAGTCACCCGGCTCATATCCTCAGAGTCCCCTGAGATGCGTATGCTCGAGACCTTGGCACCCAGTAGTTTGACCTCAACGTCGTACCTTCCGCCAAACCCAAGGTACGGTGCGCCCTCAACTCGGTAACTATTCTCGGTTGGCGTTGACACCCGGCATAGCTTCTGAGGACCTGCACTTGCCAGGTCTGCACTGCACTCTGGAAGTTCGGTTAAAAAATCGCTCTCTAGGTTGATGCCGATGAAGGTGCTTGGCTCAAATGCCCAGGCCTTAGGCGTGTCAGTTTCACTGCCAGCAATCGCCGCTGAAATTACCAGTAGTCCGGTCGCAGCGATCATCACATGTGCCCTCATGGCGTTTATTCTCCTTCTTGATGCAGTGTGTGCAGGGTGTTTTGGGTAAGAAAAATAGCACAGAGCCATGAACGTTAAATGAATTCTGCGTACCGGCAGGTTGTTCACTTCGATGTAGGGCAATGGCTCAGAAATCGCGGGGCTACACTGCAGCCCGTATCACTTCGCCAAGTCGTTTCCAGCAGGAGGCATTGCACCCCAGGTGGTCGGGCAGCCACCAATATGTCGATTCTTCAGTTCGGTGTTTTCTACCAAGGCATCGGACAACTCCCAGGTCACGCGCTCGATCCTGGCGTTCAGCTTGGTGATCTCGGCGGCCTGGGCCTGGTGAATGACCACCAGCTTCTCGATGTTTTCCCGAGCCCGGTCGAGCTCATGCCGCAACTGTTCGCACTCGGCTTCGACCAGGCGCGCATGCTGGCGTAACATTTGACCAGGCGTGGGCATGCCCAGCGCGAAGCTGTCGTCTTCGATGATCACGGTGCCACCCACCAATACTGTTTGGATGAACAGTAATCGAGGCGGAGTAATTCTGACCAGTTCAGGGTGACGAGCTGTAGGGGTAGGGGGATTTTGTTCGGTCGGCAGGACGCCGGAGGAGGGTATGAGCTTGGGCCAATTCTTGGGCCAATGTATGCGTTTTGGTGCGTGCTTGAGAGGCTGAAACCCCCGGAAACATTGCACTTGAGACCGCCTAAAAACGCCAAAATCATCGCATGGTGATGTTAGCGGTGGAGATCAAAGGGTTTACCTATCAATAGCTTACGTCGCTGGCATTGCGGTTGATACCGATTTGATACCAATTTGCAGCTTTTCCAGCTCGCTCCAGTCGGAGCTTGAGTTAATCCAACGCGCATACGTCGACAGCAGCATTTGCACGCTGTGGCCGAGCTGTTGGGAGATAAATGCGGGGTTGAGGCCAGACATTAAGCATATTGTCGCATAGGTGTGACGACAGTTGTATGGCGGGCGGTAACGAATCCCCAGTTCTTTAAGCACCGGCCGCCACTGATGATGCAGATCAGAGGTCTGCCGGACGTACTCTGCGTTCTTCGATGGCGGGAAAATGAACGGTGACGCCGTGACCCGCCCCTTTCCTGCGTCGCTCGGCGTACTCCCTGGCGAACTCGAGCGCATGCAAGGCCCTCTCGTTGAGTAGCACGAACCGATCTTTGCCGGTTTTGGTGCGCTCGACTACCTCGCCCAGCGCTACAGTGCGCTTCACATGGGCAACCTTCTTCTCCAAGTCGACAGCATCCCAGCGCAGCGCCAGGCCCTCCGACAGGCGTACGCCGCTGAAGAACACGAACTCGAAGAACGCCGCGTAGATCTGGCTTGGCCAGTGCGGGTGCTCGCAGAGCCTGGTGGTGATCTGGTTCGCCTCCTCTCAAGTGAACGGGTCGATCTCTTTCTTGGTGCGCTTGGGCAGTTGCAGAGCCTCGGCAGGGTTTCTGCTGATCAATCCGTCGATCACCGCTGAGCGCAGAATCGTTGACAGCTTCACCAGGGCGTTGCGCTTTAGGCCGCAGGAGAAAGCTATGAGTTCAGACAAGGAGCGCTTCCCGGGTCATGATGACGCCGGGAAACTGATGTCGTGGATTACACGTCAGATTTCATATTCCGCTCTGGGAAAAGCCCTTGAATCAAGGATTCGAGAGGCAGATGGTGCGCGGACCGATCCGCGATAATGGATCTATCGGCTGGCATGGCGGCAATCAGAGTCTTCGCTGTGTCTTCGATCTTGCTACGCAGCGAGGGGTCCAGAACGGCGAGGGATGTGCCTATGGCCTGAAGTGCGGCGCATACGCCGAGTTCGAATGGGGTTATTACGCGTTGCTCGCTCCTCTTGACCCTCCTAGGTCATCAATGCCCCAGTCCATGGGCTTGCAGGCAACGGACTGGGGCAGTTCGTTGGAGGCACAAAGCTACTACGGTGCCGAGCAGGCTCGGTACTGGCTTTCCATCCACGCTGGATGGGCGGCCAGGATGGGACGGTCCTCGAATGGCATGCTAAATCCAGGAATGTTATGGTTTACCTTTTAGAAGTTTGGGTTGTGTCAAATGGTAAACAATACCCTTGGGTACTCGAAATTTGATGTTGCGACTTGGGCCCGAAAAGAGCATTTCGAAATATTAAGTACGGTGGGTTCGTGTACGTTTAGTCAAACTGCGCAGCTGGACGTCACAGAGTTGCTAGCTTACACAAAAGCTGAAGGGCTGAAGTTCTATCCGGTGATGATCCATGTTATCGCCAAGCTAGTGAACAAGTTCCCTGAATTTCGAATGGCAATGAAGGATGGTGAACTGGTTTTATGGGATGTGGTTCATCCGAGTTACACCATCTTCCATGAGAGTACAGAGACCTTCTCATCGCTATGGACCTGCTATGAAGACGATCTGGGCGCCTTTCTGCAAGGGTACTCAAGTGATCGGGAGAAGTATGGGCGCGATCTTTCCTATTTTCCTAGGGAGGAATACGCTGAAAACGTTTTTTACGTCTCGGCGAATCCATGGGTGAGCTTCACTAGCTTTAACTTCAATGTGGCTGATGCGAGTAATTTCTTTGCGCCAATGTTTACGATTGGTAAGTACTACTCACAAGGTGAAAGCGTTTTCATGCCGTTAGCAGTGCAAGTGCATCATGCAGTGTGTGACGGCTTTCATGTGGGTAGAGTAATCAATGAGATTCAGCAGTCGTGCAACGCGCTCAGCGGGATCTGACTTAGGACATTGCTTAGTCATGCACGCCGAACAAGCCCAGCCCCGCGCTGGGCTTTTTGCAAGTTTGCACTTGGCTATTTCCATTGGTGATTTTCACTCTGAGCGGTTCCTCAGAACCTTCTGCGACATACAACGGTAGGCGTAAGATGCTTGGTTGGGGGCGCACAACCCATTGCAGATATTAAGTTGTACTCTTCCGTTAGAGCACATCGGCTCTGGCGCAACCATTGTTGGGTTAGGTCCCCAACATCCACATGGTTTCATTAGCGTTCCTGGGGGGAGCCCAGTGGGGGCTGGTATAGGCATGCTTACTGGCTGAAATTTCCCGCCATTACGGGGTATGAGGGAGCCGAAGGCTCTGCCAATCCCCAATCTTGATACTGTATGACGTGAGTAAACTCGTGTGCCCAGAGAGAAGGGTTGTACAATGCGCCGTTCGTATCTTTGAAAACGATTACGTAGTCCAGTGTTATCGCTTGTGCGTCGCCATAACGAATGGAGTTCACCTGTAGAGATAGATCTCCACCGCCCTGCACCCTGAATTTCGCCATATTGAGAATGCTATCAGGAATAAATCCGTGTAGATTTTTTCTGATGTTTAGAGGGATCGGTTCGACACCGGCGCTGATGGCATCATCTCTAGAGCGAGAGATCATTTCTTGGAGTATCGGCGCAGACGCCTGCACAAGAGACTCCCGAACAGTATTGGAAGCACCTTCCTCAAGCTGCTTGTAAGGCTCTATGTTTTCTTTTAATTGCCTATGGGCATCGTCTAGTGAAGTGCCGGTTCCAGGGGCAACTAAGTTGATCGCATCCCCCCAGCACCCCCCCCCCTGCATAGGTCGGTGCAGCCAAATAAGCGTACGTTAATATGGATGCAGTTAGTATGCTGACTTTGTTCATGGCAAGGGCCTCGGGAGTAGGATGCTGTTCCAATCTGTTTTTCGACTGCCCGAATGCTTGATGATTAATTTCCGATGAAAACCGATTGGATGCTTACAGACTTATGATAGCTCAGGTTTTTGTTGGTATAGGTACTGTAAGTGCAGGGGTGAATCTCTTTGGTTATATAAGTTATAGGGAAAAGTAATTGTTGGTTTGCTTTTCTGCGTTGTTGGTTTTCAGGGGAGACTCTGTGCCCCCTATGCCGTTTCAACTCAGAAACCGCTAAAGTCCCACCATTTCAAGGGAGGGATCACATGCGAATTCTGATTGGGGCGGTGGCGGTGGTGTCATTCCGGAAGTACCCGTTCGAATGGTAGAGTTTCCCGAATCTGAACAGGGATGCTCTTGATGTGAACCTCCTAGATGCTATTCAGCCGTACCTCTACGGCCCCGATGACACCATCAGTCACGAGTACGAACCGGCAGCGTATCGCCTCACTGCCGAGGATAAGCTCAGCCTAGAAAAGGCCATCTTGGTCCGTGGCGCAAAAGCAATTGAGAACGTAACCAAGGGCGGGGCAGTGCTCTACCAGCGTACGCCTCAACGCTTCTCTGGCGAGGATGAGGCCTATCTTCGCTCTTTGTTCGCTCCGGGAACCGAGACAGCGACGCCGTGGAACGGACCTGATCACATCGTTGTCAGCCAACATGATTCAGATTCCAGTGGCGTCATCATGGTGGAAAGCTACTCGCCTTTTGAGGATCGCTTCCTGTGCTTGCCGTATACGAAGAAGCTGGATGGCGCTGACGGTATGCCGAGAGTGACCAGCGCTCATTGTCCTGAGTCGACGATGAGGTGCTTTTTCCTGGGCATGACTTCGTCCTTGCCGCCATATCGCGGCTGTTCAATAGAGGGGAGAGGGGTTAAATTTGGGTGGAGTACAAATGTACTCCTTGGTCATTCAGAGGCTTTGAGGCGGTCCAGGCGTTCGATCTCGGCCAGAATCAAGGCGCCGGCTTTTACCAGCATTCGGCGCGGGTCGCTCTGCTGCTTCCACTCGGCGGACCAGGGCCAGAACCCATGCCAATTTCCGGGGTTGATTCCGCCGGCCCAGAGCGCGTAG